GCACCAGATATTTCAAAACCAGCACCATCTGCATGAAGCGAATTTGACGCATTAGAAGCCAACACTAATACTTTATCGCTAATATCTACAACACTTGAATTAATGGTTGTTGTTACTCCTTGGACTACTAAATTACCATTAATTAATACTGTTCCTGTATTATCTTCGTAACCAAAAGGATCAATTGTAAATGATGAAGGAACGTATAAAGTGGATCCTCTAAATGTTACATTAGCGGATACATCCAAAGAATTAGTATATATATTACTAAATGAATTATCTATTTCTGATTTACTATATACCTGATTTTTAGTATATACATTGGAAGCGTCTAAATTTCCGTTTATTTTTATATTACCTATAGTTTGTAAATTATTATTAATAATAACATTACCGCTCAATTCTATATTTTGACTACCAATAATAATAAATTTTTCTGAAGAAATAGTTGTAGCGCGTATATAACCTTTATTATTAGGATTCATCCACATTTATAATATATATATATATATTATTATATATATATATATATTAATATATATATATATTCTTTTATAAAAATAGCATTTGGATTGATTATATTGTTTTATTAACTACTATTTGGGTTAGTTTCTAATGCTTCCATTCTTGTTGTTAAACTGTTTATAATTGTTTGCTGTGTTAATAAACTTAGTTCTTGTGCTTTTACTTTTGCGTGTAATTCTTTTATAGCAGCAAGTCCGTATACAAAAATCGAATTATAATTTAATGTATAGGGTTGCGTTATTACATTGTTGCTTAGTTCATAATAATAAGAATAACTTAAATCACTATTACTTAAATCGTTATTACTTTTTTGCTCATTATAACAAGCATCGAAAATTAAATCATTGTTCATTTTTAGTATATTATAACTAGCATCCATTCTTAAATCACTAAGAATTTGTAGTGTATTATAACTCGCATCAAAACTCAAATCAGTGTTCATTTTTTGCTGATAATAACTAATAGCAAAGCTTAAATCATAATTCCATTTTTGTTCATAATAAATAAGCGGATAACTTGGAGGATTTAATTTGCTTCTTAAAATATGGTTTACGTAATAATAATCTCCACCACCAACAACAAAGCTCAATTCGGGAACTTGTAATACTTCTTGAGCAATTAAACCTGCTTCATAGGTCCAAGCTTGTCCACTTAAATCTCCATTATAACTTGCGTCTAATAATGTTTGAGTTTTTTGATAAAACTTGGGGCAAAGTTTATCAATCACTGCTAATCCATTAACTATAACAGACTCATTATGCTTTATCCTATCGTCTGAATTATAAGGTGTTGTATTTACAGTAAGAGTTCCTGTTGTAGCTACATTTGCAAAAGTCCATGTACCATTTTCATCAATGCTATTACTTGAAACATTGGAAGTACTTATTACAAGACGATTAGCCAACGCATAAAAATGAAACGTATAACCAGAAGCACCACTAGCAGTGATTGTAAATACTTGTGTACCTGAACTGGCTATAAAGGTATATTTAATAACAATTCCATTATTATAACCATAAATATTAGGATTAATTAGAATACTAGCACTCGGAGTTGTTGAAAAAGTTTGGTTTCGTGCCGTTGAACCACCTCCATCCCAAGCTAATGAGAGGAATGTTGTCTGGTATTTTTGTCCAGGTGTAAGATTTATAAGCGTAACCGTGTAAACATCGCTACCATAAATGAAATCATTAGCAAGTGCTCTACTTGCACCACTTATATTATTATTTGTACTATTAGCAACACCAGGACCACCTTCAATTGAAAAGTTAGTCCCACTAGAAGCAAAAGCTTGAAAAGGAACATTATTAATAGTAGTTGCAATTGCCAAATCACCGCCTAAATTCACCGCAACATTATAACTTGAAGCAGAATCCAATCCTATACTCGCATCATCTGTCCATGCATTATATGTCCATCCAGTTGCGTCACTACCACCGCTTGTCGTCACACTAGCATTAGCAGAAGCATCAAAAACATTATAACTTGTTGGAGGACGACCTTTTAAGGAACTTATTAATACATTAGAGCCGCTGCCTCCACAAAATATTCCAAGTTCAGGAGACCAAGTGTTACAATCTAATAGTAAACCATTTTGAACCATAACAGAAACATTTATGAGTTTCCAATTTATACCATCTGTTGAAATTAACTGAAATACAGAAGAACCATTACTAGTAACAAAAAAAATTCCAAGTTGTGGTGACCAGGCAATAGATGTTGCTGTACTATAACTGGTTATAGTTGGAACATCTCTACGTGTCCAAGTAATTCCATCACTTGAAGTATGTATTAACGCGGCGCCTCCGGGACCCCCACCACCATTATCAGCAAATACAAATATTCCAAGTTGTGGAGACCAACAAGAATAAGTAAAGCGGCAATCTATTCTATTGACTTGATAATTTAAATATTTTCCATCATTAATCCATGTTGTACCATTTGTTGAACGCAAAATTATATTACTACCACCAGCAATAAATATTTTAAGTTCAGGACACCACAAAACAGAGAATAACCATATTTGAGAGTCAAAAAATATTTGTTGCCAATTAACTCCATCAGTTGAAGTAGCCACATTAGCAGATGTTTGAGTTTTACCATACCCACCACCAACAGCAACAAATAATCTAAGTTCGGGTGACCAACAAATACTTTGCCAAGTTTGAGGAACAGCTTCAGTAAAAGTTGAATTACTCCATATTATACCATCTGATGAACGCATAAATGTTGGACTTCCAGGAGAAGCATAACCACAAGCAACAAATATTTTAAGTTCCGGTGACCAACAAATACTTTGCCATTCTGAATTTGTAGTATTTGTAAGATTATTTGCTATTACTCTGTAATTGATACCATTACTTGAAATAGCTATTGAAGACCTATATAAAAATACAAATATTCTAAGTTCAGGACACCAACAATTTCTATAAAAATAAAAATTAGATCCTAATGGAGAAGATATAACTTTCCAAGTTTGAACCGCTTTAACTCCACTCGACAACGGATTTAAAGCAGGATAAGCATCTTTTGCTAATCCATAATATCCATTAACTGCTGCCCAACTGGGGTCTTCTACATAAGACATATAAACAGCAACACGAGTAGCCCCAGAACCAATATCATTCCATTTGCCGTTATCAATGTTAGTTAAAAATTCAATAACAGGTTCACCAGTGCCACCATTAGGTTCGCCACTATTAAAATTAGTATAACTCCATATATCTCCATTTACCCATTGCCAATCTGTAGATGTTTTCCCCCCAGCACTTGAAGTAGCTGTTCTCGATGCTCCTATTAAAGCTGTACTAATGCCTCCGGCTACAAGTAGAAGCCTTACTTTTTCATTTTGTTCTGCGCTTAAAATAGTTGCCAAAGATTTGCCTAAACCTATTGCATTAGACCTATGCCATTCCCAAGTTTGAACAGTACTATTAATTTCATAAAAGGGTCCACTATTTATATTTTGATAACCTCTATTAGACACTCTTAAATTGTTAATATATGAATTGTTCAAAAATTTAGTAGTGCTACCTAAATTGTAAGTATTATTGAGAGTCGGAATTATATCACCGCTTATTGATGAGAGAACAATAGTAGATCCGCCTCCACTTCCACTTCCACTTCCACCTCCACTTCCGCTAATCGCCGCCAATGCATTATATGATAGTTCAAAAGCTCGCTTACTTACAAATGATAGATCAGCTTGGCTTCTGGTATATACATTTTGAAATGATTGATCAATTGCACTTCTTATATATATATTTCTAAATGATAAATCAAGTTGCCCTCGTGTATATACATTTGCAAATGATTGATCAATCTCTCCACTAATATTTACATTTGCAAATGATAAATCAATCGCTCTTCTTATATATATATTAGCATATGATAAATCAATAGCTCTTCTTGTATGCACATTGTTAAATGAATTATCTACCTGTAATCTAGTATATAAAGTTCTAAATGAAGTATCAATTACTCCTCTTGTGTATACATTTTGAAATGAAGTATCTACTACTCCTCTCGTATATACATTTTGAAATGAAGTATCAACATAGCCTCTAGTATGTATATTTCGAAATGATGCATCAATTTGACCGCTAATATTTACATTAGCAAACGATAAATCGATTGCTCTTCTAATATATACATTTTGAAATGAAGTATCAATATAGCCTCGTGTATGTACATTTGCAAATGATTGATCAATTTGACCACTAATATTTACATTTGCAAATGATAGATCAATTGCTCTTCTTATATATACATTTTGAAATGATAGATCAATCTCTCTTAATGTATGTACATTTGCAAATGATAAATCAACGTGTGTTCTAGTATATACATTTGCAAACGATAAATCGATTTCTCTGCTAATATTTACGTTTTGGAATGATAAATCAATTTGTCTTAATGTATATACATTTTCAAATGATGCGGTGATTTGACTTCTTGTATATACATTTGCAAATGAATTATCGATGTAATTTTTAGTATATATGTTAGAAACATCTAAATTTCCATCAATTTTTACATTGCCTAGCACTTGTAAATTGTTATTAACGCTTAAATCGTGAAAATACGCATTGCTCCAACTAGTGCTTGTGCTTCCTAAACTGGCACTATTATTTACATTAGGAATTAGCGAATTTGTATTGAATGATCCATTATTAATAGTGACATTAGTTTTCATAATAACATTTCCACTTAATTCTATGTTTTGACTATCAATAACAATATATTTTTCAGATGAAATAGTTGTAGCATATATTGAACCTATATTATTTGAACTCATCAACTAACTATTATAACATTAATATATATTTTTTATATATATATTAATACTAATATACAATTTTATAACTTATTAAGCTTGATTGCCTTTTTCTAATTCTTCTATTCTTGCTATACAATTATTTATAATTGTTTGCCTATTTAATATAGATGTTTCTTGTGCTTTTACTTTTGCATGTAATTCTTTAATAGCAGCAACTATATATACATAAATTGAGTTATAATTTAAGCTATACGCTTGTGTTATTAAATTGTAGCTTATGTCATAATTGGCGCTTATATCATAATTCGAGCTTATGTCATAATTCGAGCTTATGTCATTACTTTGGTTCATTAAAAAGGCACTTATGTCATAATTGGTGCTATTATGATAATAATTAATGGTTTTTTGATAATAATCCCCATCACTTACAGCAAAGCTTATATCAGGAATTTGTAATACTTCTTGCGCAATTAAACCTGCTTCATAGGTCCAAGAAATACCGCTTAAATCGCCATTATAACTAGCATCTAACAATGTTTGTGTTTTTTGGTAAAACTTAGGTTTTAATCTATCAATGACGTCTAATCCGTTAGTAATTAAAACCTCATTATGCTTTAATCTATCATCAGAGTTTACGTTTGCACTTTGTACAGTCATTGTTGGTGTATAAATATTTTGAAAAGTCCATTTACCGGTTTCATCAATACTATTAAAACTGCTATCAAATACATTATAACTTGTTGGAGGACGCCCTCTTAAAGAAGACGTCATTACAGAATTAGCTTTCAATCCAACAAATATTCCAAGTTCAGGAGACCAACACATACATCTGGCATTGGTGGATGTAGCAAATGTTGTTGTAGTCCAGTTATTTCCATTTAAAGAATACCCTATTCTCTTAAAGTCATGATCAATATAAACAAATATTTTAAGTTCTGGAGACCAAGAAACAGCACGAATTACATTATTACCACTGGCACTACTCCTTATCCAACTTACTCCATTATAACTCATAGTTGAACCAGTATCTGATACAGCAACAAATATTCCAAGTTGTGAAGACCAACAAATAGCATTCCATACGCTAGCAAAAGTTCCATTATTTTGCACAACCCAATTTATTCCATTACTAGAAATCATTGCATAGTTTGCTTCATTTCCTCCACTAACAGCAACAAATATTTTAAGTTCAGGTGACCAAGAAACTGCTCTCCAAGAAGAATTAGTAATACCAGTTTGTCTAAACCAGGTTTTTCCATCACTAGAAATTATTACTCTATTGCCTGTTCCAACTGAACCAACAGCAACAAATAATCTCAATTCAGGAGACCAACAAACACCATTCCAAGTAGCGCTAGCAAAGGAGGTTCCATATGTCCAACTTATTCCATTGGATGACCACATAGTTGTTCCTGTCCAAGAAACAGCAACAAATAAAGTAAGTTGTGGTGACCAACATACTGCTGCCCATTGTCCTGATCGTGCTGTTGAATTTTGATTAATCCAATTTATACCATCACTAGATGTTATTACTGATATAGTATGAAAAGAAACTGCAACAAATAACATAAGTTCTGGTGACCAACATACGCTATTCCATGCTGCTGATGGAATTGTTCTTGAAGTCCAACTACTAACTGCTAATTCTCCATTTGACAACGGATTTAAACTCGGATAAGCATCTTTTGCCAATCCATAATATCCATTAACTGCGTTCCAGCTTATATCACCACTAATTTCTTGATACGCTCTACTAGATACTTTCAAATTGTTAATATATGCATTATTCCAATATCGCGTTGTGCTACCTAAATTATAAGCATTGTTTGAAAAAGGAATTATATTACCACTGATTGATGTGAGAACAGTAGAAGACCCTCCACCTCCACTTGCTGCTCTGCTTGCTGCTAACGCATTATATGATAGGTCAAATAATGGTTTAAATACAAATGATAGATCAACTTGACTTCTAGTATATAAAGTCGCATATGAATTATTAAATTGTCCTATAGTAACTACATTAGTATTAGAAAATGAAGTATCAATTGCTCCTCTTGTGTATACATTTCTAAATGATAGATCAATTTGTGCTCTTGTATATACATTTTGAAATGAAGCATCGATTTGTTCTTTAGTATATACATTGTTAAATGAATTATCTACCCAAGTTCTAGTATATACATTTTGAAATGAATTATCAACGTAGCTTATAGTATATACATTATTAAATGATAGATCAAATGCTCCTATAGTATGTACATCTTGAAATGAGTTATCAATCTGTCTTATAGTATATACATTTTGAAATGAAGTATCAACTGCGCTTTTGGTATATACATTATTAAATGATAGCTCAATTTCTCTTCTTGTATGTACATTTGCAAATGAAGCATCAATATGCCTTATAGTATATACATTTTGAAATGAAGCATCAACTGCGCTTTTAGTATATACATTTTGAAAAGAATTATCGACGTATGCTCTTGTATATACATTTTGAAATGAAGCATCGATTTCTTTTATAGTATATATTTCTGCAAATGAATTATCAACTTGTCTTCTAGTATATACATTTTGAAATGAATTATCAAAATAGCCGATTGTGTATACATTTCTAAATGATAGATCAATTACTCCTCTTGTATATACATTTGCAAATGATTGATCAATGTGTCCTCGTGTATATACATTTTGAAATGAATTATCAATCGCTCTTATAGTATATACATCTCCAAACGATTGATCAATTTGACTTTTAGTATATATGTTAGATACATCCAAAATTCCACCAATTTTTACATTGCCATTTACTTGTAAATTGTTATTAACGCTTATATCACGTATATATGCGTTGCTCCAACTTGAGGTTGGGCTTCCTAAACTTGCGCTGTTATTTACATTCGGGATTAGTGAATTAATATTGAGTATACTATTGTTAATAGTGACATCATCAGTCATAATAACATTTCCGCTTAATTCTATATTTTGGTTACTAATTATAACAAATTTTTCAGAGGAAATAGTTGTAGCATATATTGAACCTAAAATGTTCGAAGTCATCAATCAACTATTATAACATTAATATATATTTTTATATATATTAATACTAATATACAATTTTATAACATTTATAAAAAATAATATTAGGCCTCTAATGTTTCAATTCTTGTTATTAAATTATTTAATTGCTCATCTAAACTATTTGTAGTTTGTGCTTTTACTTTTGTGTGCAATTCTTTAATAGCTGCGACTCCATAACTAAAGATTGAATTATAATTTAAAGCATAGGGTTGCTTTATTAAAATAGTGCTTATATCATAATTAGTGCTTATATCATAATAATTAGAGCTTATATCATAATTAGAGCTTATATCATAATAATTAGAGCTTATATCATTAGTTTGGTCCCTTAAAATATAGGTTTCTTGATAATAATCTCCTCCACTAACAGCAAAGCTTAGATCAGGAACTTGTAATACTTCTTGAGCAATTAAACCTGCCTCATAGATCCAAGCATATCCGCTTAAATCTCCACTATAACTTGCGTCTAACATAGTAAATGTTTTTTGATAAAATTTAGGTGTTAATTGATCAATGATTGTTAATCCGTTAGTAATGCCAACTTCATTATGCTTTAAACGGTCATCTGAAGTGACGTTTGTAGTTCCGGCAGTCATGGTTCCTGATATTGCTACATTTAAAAAAGTCCATTTACCTGTTTCATCAATGCTATTAAAACTGCTATCAAACACATTATAACTTGTTGGAGGACGACCTTTTAATGAAGAAGTCATTACTCTATTTGCTCCACCTTGACCAACAACAGCAAATATTCCTAGTTCTTTAGACCAACATATATCAGTCCAATTATTGTTAGTATTTGATGATGTTATCTCAGTCCAATTTATTCCGTTTGGCGAAGTTATTACTTTATAAGTTCCATAAAGAGACACAGCAACAAATAGTCCAAGTTCTCCAGACCAACATACACTATACCAACCACCGAAAGTTTTTGCTGTTATCAGACTCCAATTTTTTCCATTTATGGAAGTCATTACTTTATTGGAGCTCTCGGCGATAGCAAGAAATAATCCTAGTTCTTTAGACCAACATACACTACGCCATTGATCGTTTGCTGCTGATTCCGGATTCCAATTTATTCCGTTTGGCGAAGTCATTACTTTAGTTGTTCCATGTTGAGCAACAGCAACAAATAATTGTAGTTCAGGCGCCCAACAAACACTTCTCCATTCGGAATTTTCACTTGCTGATAATGTCCTATTCCAAGTTGTTCCATCCTTGGAAGTCATTACTCTATTTGTTCCGCCTTCGGAAACAGCAACAAGTATTCCAAGTTCAGGTGACCAACATACACTTTTCCATACAACAGTTTCACTTGATGATATTCTTGTAGTCCAAGTTGTTCCATCTGGAGAAGTCATTGCTTTTATTAAACTACCAGATACAGCAACAAATAGTCTTAGTTGTGGTGACCAACATACACTAAGCAAATCTGTACCGCCATCTACTCCAATTTGTCTCCAAACTATTCCTTCTGATGAAGTTGTTACTCCACCATATCCAACAGCAACAAATATTCTTAATTCAGGTGACCAACAAATGCTACGTCTCGAATGGCCTGCAACTCTTTGGGTCCAAGTTCTAACTGCTAATTCTCCACTTGATAGCGGATTTAAACTTGGATAAGCATCTTTTGCCAATCCATAATATCCATTAACTGCGTTCCAACTTATATCACCACTAATTTCTTGATAGGCTCTATTTGATACTTTCAAATTGTTAATATATGAATTGTTCCAATAGCGTGTTGTGCTACCCAAACTATAAGTATTATTTAGAGCGGGGATTATATCACTTGAAATGGAAGTAAGCACAACAGTAGAGCCGCCTCCGCCACTTGGCGCAGGTAATGCATTAAGCGATATTTCAACAGCTCGTTTAAATACGTATGATAGATCAAATTGTGTTATAGTATGTACATTTGCAAATGAATTATCTATACGACTTTTTATATATATATTTGCATATGAATTATCAACTTCTCTTATAGTATGTACATTTTGAAATGAATTATCTATACGACTTTTAATATATACATTAGCATATGATAAATCAAATGCTCTTTTAGTATATACATTAGCAATACTAAATGAAGTATCAATGTATCCTCTTGTATATACATTTGCATATGATTGATCAAATTGTTGTATAGTATGTACATTTTGAAATGAAGTATCTATTAGTCCTCTTGTATATACGTTTGCAAATGATTGATCAAATTGTTGTATAGTATATACATTTTGAAATGAAGTATCAAATTGTAGTTTAGTATGTACATTTTGAAATGAAGTATCAACGCGACTTCTAGTATATACATTAGCAAATGATTGATCAAATTGTTGTATAGTATATACATTAGCAATATTAAATGAATTATCAATATGTCCTCTTGTATATACATTTGCATATGATTGGTCAAATTGTTTTATAGTATATACATTAGCATATGAAGTATCAAATGCTCTTTTAGTATATACATTTTGAAATGAAGTATCAATGTATCCTCTTGTATATATATTTTCAAATGATAGATCAACTTGTCTTCTTGTATGTACATTTGCAAATGATTGATCAATTACTCCTCTTGTATATATGTTTACATATGATTGATCAATGTATCCTCGTGTATATACATTTTGAAATGATAAATCAATTGCTCTTTTAGTATATACATTTGCAAATGAATTATCAAATTGACTTTTAGTATATATGTTAGAAGCATCCAAAATTCCACTAATTTTTACATTGCCATTTACTTGTAAATTGTTGTTAACGCTTAAATCGCGAAAATATGCGTTACTCCAACTTGTGCTTGTGCTTCCTAAACTTGCGCTATTGGGTACATTAGGAACTATTGAATTAGTATTGAATATACCATTACTAATGCTAATAGCATGATTAGCTTTCATAATAACATTTCCACTTAATTCTATATTTTGGCTAGCAATAACAATATATTTTTCAGATGAAATAGTTGTTGCATATATTGAACCTAATTCACTTGTAGGTATACTTGGTGGTGGTTCTAAATATGAACCTATTATATTTAAATAACCACCAGTAGTACTATTAATACCATTTAATGTAATAGCTGAAGTTGTTACACTAGATCCTGTTGTAGTATTATAATTTGATATATTAACAACTACACCTAAAAAATTAGTTCCTAACGATCTAAATGTATATGTAGTAGAATTATTAATAATATTTGTTTGTGTTGAGGTTACTACAGTTAATAAAGTTGATAGTACATTTGCCTCAGTTAGAGCTAATAAATCACCATTATATAATGCTACTTTATTATATATTCCATTATAAAAAGCATCCCATTCATATGCACTTCTTCCTAACCAAAAATGAGTTAGACTTGATAAAAATGTATTAGGAATACTAATTGTTAAAAAAGTATCATTTATAATAGTAGAAGGACTATTATATCGATAAATATTAAATTTTAATTGAATATTTGATACAAAACTTAGTACATATATATAATATACATTTACTGAAGAAGAAATAGAATCCCAAACATTATTGTTTCCACTAGCATGTCTATATTCAAACCAATGCAAAGAACCACCACTTCCGCCTCCAGTTGAAAACACATATGTGTCTGTTGAGTTATTATTAAAATCAAAAACTCTGCCCCAATCTCTCATTGCTAAAGCAGTTGAACCAATAATTAATGTTTTACCTATAAAATCTGTTCCAGAAGTAATGTTACTTGTTGTCATTAAACTATTATAACATTAATATATATATTTTTTATATATATATTAGTATTAGTATTATTAAATTAATAATGTTTTGTTAATATGTTATTTTTATAAATGTTTTTAGGGTGGCATAGGTCTGAAAAGTTCTTGCAATGAAATGTAATTACCGGATGACGCTTGAATACCATAGTGTGTTGAAATGGTATCATAGTTAGGGCAATCTCTTCTAAGCTGTAGTTTATAAGATACAGGGACAGTGGTCGCATCGAAGGCATTTGCAAGATTATCTATGAATGTGCCATAATACACATTATTAAATGTAACTCCCATATTTGAACCTAAACTTATATCAGAAAATACAGGTATATTATAGCTGCCGTCAATACCAGTTATACTCTTTAATACTTGGAAACTTAAAGTTTGGTCCGCTTCCGGTGAAGCAGTATAGTTAACTTTAAATTCTATTTTAATGAATGAATTAGCATTTATTACTGTTTTTGAAAGAACATAACCAGTCGCATCAACCCACGAATTGCTTACATCACCAATGCTAGCTGGAAGACCGCCTGGTGATGACGATGTCTTTAAAGCAAAAGTGCTCCATGTAACAGGGAGCTGTGAATCATTAGTTAATGATAGTACATTTCCTGAATAATCAATACCCGAATTTCCAGTTATTTTACTATTATTAGTTACAGCGCTTGTAACTGTTAAATCACCGCTAATATCAATACCAATGTTCGATCTCCATCTACCATTGCTTGTTTGGTATAAAAACGAAGCATATCCATCTCCTAATTGAAAACCAGCGTTATTAGAGCGTAATGAAGTTGTTGAACCAGACGCAAGAGTTAATAATACATCACTAATGTCAACATTGGTAGAGTAAACAGTTGTAGTATTACCACGAACAATTAAATCACCCATAATCACAACACTGCCCGATGCATCTTGTGTAGTGCTGCTTACACCATCAACGCCGAACGGGTCAATAACAATTTCATAAGGATTGGTAGATTTAGTAATTCTACCACCGTGTATTCCTGAACCGACTTGAATACCGCCTTCACTTATAATTTGGCCGTTAAGAAAGAGGGTGCTGGCGCTAATATCAATGTTGCTATTAGCGCATAAATCAATAACTGATTCATTATATCTTGATGCAAGAGTTAATGTAGTGCTGTTGTCTCCTGCGCGTACTTTAGAACCGGAATACACATAATTGTCGGTCGGGCGATTGAAAATGAGGTCCGGCATTCAAACTGTTTTTATATAATTAAAAAACATTTTTATTTTTAAATTATAACTAAATTAAATTAATTAAATTAATTAATTAAAAATATTCCTAAAAAGTTTCTAAAAGTTTCTAAAAGTTTTTCTAAAAGTTTTTAAAAGTTTTTCTAAAAGTTTTTTTTATAATTTTCTCAATACAATATTTGAAGAACCAGACAATAAAGTTATATTAATATTTGTAATACCTTGTTCTTGTATGCTAGTATTATTTTCTAATTTATATTTTATATAATATTTATTTGTGCCATTGCTAGTATTTTCATCTACAAAGGACAATCTATAATTGCTTCTAAACCCACCTGTTGCATTAGCAGTCCCTATATTTGAATTTCGAGAGATTAAGACTAAATCTCTCCACAGTTCAATAGTTATTCGCTCTTCAAAAGAGTAACAACATAATAAAGTAAAATGTACATCTACTAAAACGGGGCTATTATTATAAATATCAATAGTATTATATAACGACGCACTTAAATCTTGTAATAAATTTGTATTGGTTGTAAAGCTATTGTTTTCGGTTGTTATTACAGTAGTATTAATATTAATGAGCGATAATGAATCGCCCACACTTATATTTAATGAATTAGAAGTAGCATTCGACACATTTGCCAACACTATATTTCCTGAACCGCTCGAATTAGGAGTATTAAGATTAATAATACCTTGCTCTTGATTATGCAGATTATTTTCCAATTTATATTTTAAGTAATATTTTTTGGGTCCATTTGCCAAATTTTTATCTAAATAATTGAAATAGTATGGTATGGTTAAGCCTCCGGTTGCATTTATTGTTCCTAATTCGTTGCTTTGCGAAATCATGCTTGCATCTCTCCACACTTCAATAGTTATTCGTTCGTTAAACCCATAACAGCAATATAAATTAAGATTAATATTAACTTGTACGTTGCTATCAAATACATCAATAGTATTATAAAGGCTTGCGCTCAAGTCTTGCATAGTGGCCGTGGTTGTTGTAAAATTGGAGGTTTCAAATAGTGCTTTATTGGAATACTTAGCTATGTTTGCAATCTCTCGCAATATAATATTACTTGAACCAGCAATTTCAGCAGTTTTAACATTTATAATACCTTGTTCGTGAGAGCCAGCATTATTTTCTAATTTATATTTTATATAGTATGTTTTGAGACCTGCGCTCAAATTTTCATCTAAATATGTTAAACTATAAGGGATTGTTATGCCTCCTGTTGCATTAACAGAACCTAGATTTCTGCTTTGCACAATCATGCTTGCGTCTCTCCATAATTCAATAGTTATTCGCTCATTATAAGCGCTACAACAATATAATGAAAAATTAACATCAACAATAACTGCTCTATTATTACTTACATTAATTGTGCTAAATAGTGACGCGCTTAAATCTTGCGTTATGCTTGTAGATGTTAAAAAAGTATTAGAGCTAAATAGTGATTTATTAATATTATTTATAACAGACACAGAATTATTGGTAATAAGCTCTTCTAATCTATAAATGCTTCGCGTTTGGTTGCTAATGTATGTTAATAGCAATTCTAAAGTACTATTGTATGAACCGACAATAGAAGTGATTTGATTTGTCAAATTAGAAATGCTTTTTCTGCCAATATATTTGTAGACATTTAATACGGGTTTATTAGTGTCATTTATTACATAAATCCCATTATATAAATTTTGCGCTGCTAAATTGTTAAAGGCGCTAAATGCTAATATTCCATTTGTATGATTATAGCTCCAACTGCCACCTTGACTTCCGTATGGTAAACTATGTAAATTAACCGCATTTCTTAATGAAAATTCTGTAAAAACTTCAAATAAATATGGATATACGAGCGAATTTCCATTTGAAATGTCATAATAAGATTTATAATCGTAGCTTAACGAATCTTCTAAAATATTTTTGGAAGACGAATCTAATTTATACCAAGATGCTCCATAGTTAATAGCTTCACTATTATATGGTTGTTCTAACTTTATAAGTTTAAATCTTCTTACAGTTCCTGTGCTATCGTCGACAATACTGCAATTTAATTTATTTTGTGCATCTTGAGAATAGGTAACGAAATCATTTATTTGTAAACCTAACTCAGTGGCGGTTTTAACTGTTCCATTTATATCAAAATCGGGATATTGTGGAACACTTTCCAAAAGAATAGCTTCACTCATAAATAAAAATTATTCTAAATAAAATTATCATTATTTATTTATAATAATATTTGTAATAATATATTAATTGTTTCGTTAATTGTTTAATTTAATTAATTTAATTTTTATTATTTATTATTTTATTATTTTTTTTATGTTTTATTGTTTTTTAACATCAATAATAATTGGACGCGGTTCCATTTGTAGCAACATTATGCATAAAGCTATTTCTTATTTGAATTTCAATTAATATATTTGTTAGTACATATAAATGTATGCTTTGATAATTATTACTTTTTGGATTAGCAATATAATCATCATATAGAAAATCTAGTGTATTAAAATTAGATGTTAATATATTTTGTATAGTATATGCATATTGACTATTATAAATATTGCTACTATCATTATAAATGATTCTTAGGCCGTATATATCGTAAGGAACTTTATACTTTTGTATTTTTTTTATAATGCGCTCTCTTGATTTAATGCGACTTTCATAATTAATAATAATGTTATTGTTATTATTGCTATGCAATTCTTTAGTAATAACTCGAATTATTTTATTATTATTGCTAGTTAATAAATAATTTGAGAGATTTAAAAAGTTGCATACTAAGAAAACTAGAGTGAGCATATATATGTATATGTTAAATAGCCGTATATATGTTAAATAATATATATGTTAAATAGTATATTTTGATTTAAATATTTTTTAAATTATTTAAATAATGTTACAAAAATTGAGAGATTTATATGATAATGATAGTTTACCTAATTTATTATTATATGGCAACAATTTAGTAGGTAAGAAAACATTACTTGAGCAATTGTTAATTTATATATACAAGACAAATGAAAATATAGAAAATAACACACTAATTTTAAATTGTAGCTTAGGCAAAGGCAATATTAAATTTATTAGAGAGAATTTGCGTTTTTTTGCTAATACAATTACTCATAAAAATATTACTAATTTCAAGTCAATAATTTTATTAAATGCCGACAGTTTAACGCTTGATGCTCAGTCGGCATTGCGCCGGTCAATAGAAATATATAATCATACAAAATTTTTTATAGTAACTGCAAATAAGTCTAAAATAATAAAACCAATATTATCAAGATTTAGCGAAATATATTGTAATGACAGAAATATGGATATTATTAATAAATCATTCAAATATAATAGCAATAGCAATAGTAATAAAATCAATAATAAGCTCTCATTAATTATAAAAAATTTAGATAATAAGCTAGAAACATTAAAAAATGATTGTGACAAAGATAATGAGAACGCTAGTGCTAATGATTATAAGAAAAATGTGTTATTATTGGAGCACAGCTCATTAATATATAATAAAGGCTTAAGTGCAAATAATATGTTAGACTATTTTACAGCTAAGTCTAATTTTAAGACGGATTATTACAAATTTTTGTTTTTTTTCAATATATACAAGAGAGAAATACGTGTAGAGGAATATTTAATATACATAATTTTATATTTTTATAGCAATGCAGTAGTCATAGATTTTTCAGCATTAAATTCTAATTTCTAATTTCTAATTTCTAATTTCTAATTTCTAAATAACTATTTATTTTAGTTAAAATAAATAATTTAAAATAAATTTTTAAATTATAAAAATGGATGATTTTAATCTTTCAACAATAATCGAATCTAAAAATGAGTGGTGTGCGCGATTAACAAATACGCTAACGCCGTGTATAATCGAGGGTCTAAGGTCAATATTTACAGAAGCCTATGATGTATGTTTAGAAAACAGCGAAGAAACGAAATATTTAATGACATTTCAAAATTTTTTAAACAATATTCCAAAATGGAGTGCAGAGATAGTTGAAAATGAGAAACAGCGTATAATTACCTCGAGCGCGTGCAATTATTTAGAAGATTTAATAACGTGTGTTCATATTACACAATTGAAGTCGCTAACCTCTACTCGCGTGGGTTTAAAGCAGAAAAAAATAAATATTGACATACCAGACCTTCATAAATTTATACACAAGACGTATATAAATGTTGCGCGAAAGGTCTATGTAAATATATATTTATTTGAAAAGAATATAAAGCCCCTGCAAGTTCAAAAAAACAATAGAGAACTAGAATTATTGATTAAGGAGTGTATATTGAATACAATAAGAGAGAGCATACCGATTGAACATATATTGCAAATGTATTTAGATGAGACGCTAGAAACAGATGTTGAAGTAGAGGAGAAAAAGGAAGTAATAACTGATAAAGAGGCGCTAGAAAAAAACAAGAAAGCAAAAGAAAAGAAGGAGTTAGAGAGAATTAAGCAAGAAACAGCAAATAAATTGAAAGAAGAGAGCAAGGCTAATTTAAAAAATACTATTCTAAATGCAAATAAGGATTTGAATGATGTTAATGTATTAGAGGCGCATAGCACTATTAAAAAATTAGACAGCATTTCGACCACTATTACTGATAATGCATTAGGCTCAGATTCGGAAACAGAAACAGAGCCAGACACAGATACAGATAATAATTATAAGCTTAAAATTGGTAAGCCAGAAAAATCTCAATTTGAGCTCGATGTCCAAAATTTGAACGAAGACCCGGATAAATTAGATTTAGATATATTAGATTTAAATACTGAAATAAGTGATAGTGAAAGTATAGCTTTAGATATAGAAGAGTTAAAATGAAACTTTTAGAAACTTTTTTAAAAAAAAAGTTTCACAAAAAAAAGCTTCGCAAAAGCTTTTAGAAAAAGCTTCCCAAAAATAAAGCTTTTAAGAAAAGCTTTCCAAAAATTAAAAAGTTTCTGTATTTAATTCGTTATATTTATAAAATTCATTTATATTTATAAAATAAATGAATTTTATAGTGCCTACATTATCAATTAGTATTATGTATGTGATATTTAAGATTATAGATACAAAATACATAACAAAGGATGATAGGTCGGTAAAATTAATAACTAAAGACGGTTTGGTGGTATTTTTAGCTGGAGCTATTACTATGTTCTTATTAGAAAAATTCAAGTTTTCTCATATGATGGGTGGCTCTAAAGAATCGCTATCAGCTTTTACAAATAGCCCTGACTTTTAGCTCGCCTTTTTAAGTCCTTTTTTATATATTATAGCGACGTGTTATATAATATATAAAAATAATATAAAGAGAAAAGCGCTAGTATTAAGTTATAACCCCTAGCAAGGTTTCACGCTAATACGGGTAAATTATCAATATTAAATATTTCTTGAACATTATTAATATTTTTCTTTGCTATTTTATAAGCCTCGAAGGTGGGTTTAAGCAATACATTTTGCGGTGTATGCCTATGAACTGAACGCGCAATCATTTTATATAATTTAAAGTCGGGATATCTCTCTGTTCCGTTATTTTTATAGAGTATATTTTTATTATTATCGTCAAAAACCCATTCTATCATAATCTTTTTAATAGGAGATTTTAATTTTTTAATGTCATCTAAGTCGTCTATAAAATAGTCAAATAAACTGCAGCCAAGTCTGCATAAATCGAAGCTAGTATTGGGGCCAATAATAGGTTTAGCCTTATTTAAATAAGGCTCACAATTATATTGAGTGGTTGCGTCACCCGACTCAGAATAGCTATCACTGCATATAAATTTGTTTTTGAATTTGTAAATGGCTCTTCCAAAATCTATTATTTTGTATATTTTACCAAAGGTAGGGACTTTATAGTGTGCGTTGTTATATTTATAATATAAGAATTTTTTAGGAGTAGATACATATACAATATTGTTTGTATGCAAATCATTATGCGTAAACTCGAACACTTTTTGATATGTAATTAATGTAAATAATATTTGTAATATTATTGACTCCCATTCGCTGTCTTTTATTTTATTATTTACTATATAATCATCTAACGTATTTTCGCAACATTCTAATATTATCATTTCAACAGGTATTTTATCTATTGTGCAAAATATTTCCTCACTATTAAAGCTCGATTCGCTACTTTCGTCATCGTCGTTGTTATCATCGTTGTCATCTGAACCACCATTTTCCGAATTAGTTAAATCGGTATTTGAAGACCTTGAAGAGCATGTTTCTGAACTATTTGTAGTATCAATTCCTGTATTTGTCTTGCTACTAGCATTAGTATTTACTAGTTCATTATTTTCTAAAATATCTAGATTTTCATAGGTTAATGTTAGCTCTAAATTAGTATTAATATTGTGTGTTTCTTGTATGCTAAGTTCATCGCTAATAGACAGTTCGCTAATAGCTAAATCTAAATCATCACAATTCTTGCTGTCTAGCACTAAAGCTTTCTTATTTTTCTTAGTATTGTTAAATAAATTGGCTATTTTTTCATTATCATCAAAAATGAATAAACTGTTTTTGTGTTTATGAAAATAGTCCGACTCATCTAAATATTCTAAATCTTCTGTAACATTATATCTAAATTTGTTTTTTACTCCTAAAAAAGCACCATAATAGTCTAAACCGTTATAAAAATTATAGTTATTTAATAAACAGCTTGATAAAAATGAAAAAAATCCATCAATATATGCCGAATTATTTGGGTCTAATATTTTTTTATAAGTAGCGCTATATTCGGATTCAGAGTTTAAGTCATCTATGAATTTAGGTAATTCTAAAATATTATAGTTATTTTCATACTTTCCTATCATATATTTAACAGGGTCAACAAGAGGACTATATTTTACAAATACTTCTTTGTTAAATTTGTTATTGCATATATCTGTAATTGTTGCTAAAAATTTATTATAATTTATTTTTTCTAAAATTTGTTCTAATTTATACTTATTATTCAAATTTATAGCATTATAATTAGAGCTATTTAAGCTAAAAAAAATATTATATAATGGAAAATAATTTTGCGAATTCTCTATATCTAAAAAATCACTATTATTAAAGTTCTCAAAAAGCTGTTTATTGTTATTTTTCCTATAGTTTAATTCCATTTAATAAATAACAAATACTTATTTTTTTAATTTATAACACAAATAAATATATTAAACAATCAAATTATTAAGTTTAAATGGCAAACTATTAAATATAACTAATAAATATAAAGTTGTTTAGTAATGACATTAGAATTAAAAAAATTTGACATTAAATCTATAAGTTTTAGACCAGACGAAAATAAAGGCCCCGTTATTGTGTTAATAGGACGTCGTGATACCGGTAAAACCTATTTAGTGCGAGATTTGCTATATTATCATCAAGATATTCCAATAGGGACAGTAATCAGCGGAACAGAAGCAGGTAACGGTTTTTATGCTGAGCATGTTCCTAAATTATTTATTCACGATGAATATAATACCGCTATTATTGAAAACATATTGAAAAGACAAAAGACGGTAATGAAGCAGATAAAAAAAGAAGTCGAAGTCTATAAAAAATCGAATATTGACCCACGAGCATTTGTTATATTAGATGATTGCTTATATGATGGAAGCTGGACAAAAGATAAGATGATGCGTCTCCTATTTATGAATGGTCGGCACTGGAAGGTGATGTTGGTGATAACCATGCAATATCCTTTAGGTATTCCTCCAAATTTGCGCACGAATATCGACTACGTTTTTATATTGCGCGAGCCATATATAGCAAATAGGCGGCGTATTTATGAAAACTATGCAGGTATGTTTCCAACCTTTGAGAGTTTTTGTCAGGTAATGGATCAGTGCACAGAAAATTATGAGTGTTTAGTCATCAATAATAACGCCAAATCGAATAAATTACACGACCAAATTTATTGGTATAAGGCAGAACATCATAAAACATTCAAACTCGGCTCAAAAGAATTCTGGGAAATCAGTAAAAATATGGACTCCGATGACGACGAAGAGATGTATGACCCTAATTCGAGAGATAAAAAGAAAGGCCCCAAAATAAATGTGCGCAAAACTAAATGGTAAGGCGTTGCTTCTAGATTTTTGTTTCTAAATTATGAAAACAACTTAAAGATAATAGAACAATTATAGTATAAATATGACATCTCTCGACATTGTTAATTTAATAACAAATAACCCTATTACAAAGCTAAATGCTAACAATAATAATAAATTATTAGAAAAAGTAAAAACTAACTTCACAAAAATGGAGCAACAACTATTTCTATCAAGTTTTTATACTTATTTAAATTATGATAAAACAGCTGACTTTATAGTAGATCTTGATCATATTTGGAGGTGGTTGGGATTTAATAGAAAATTTAACGCAACTACCTGTTTAAAATATAATTTTGTATTGAATAAAGATTATAGCAATAATTATACGATAAATAATAGTACTAATTTTGCGACTGTTCAAACGGTTGCAAAAAAAGGCAGTGGGGGTCATAACTCTGAAAAAATATATTTAAATATTAAGACCTTTAAATCATTATGTTTAAAGGCACAAACAAAAAAAGCAGACGAAATTCATGAATACTATATAAAATTAGAAGAATTAATCATTGAAGTATTAGAAGAAGAAGCATTAGAAATGAAAAATAAATTACTAATAAAAGATAATGAGCTTATTACAAAAGAAAAGCTTATTACAAATGCTATTCAAGATAAATTAAAAGCAATTGAAAAAACTCTAGTTTCACAATTTCCTGTAAATTGTGAATGTATTTATTTTGGAACTATTGATAATTCAAACGCTGAAGGAGAGAAACTAATAAAATTTGGACATAGCAATAATCTCTCTGTGCGACTGCAATACCATCATAAAACTTATGATAATTTTATTCTTCGTGATGCTTTCAAAGTTCATAATAGGCAAGAAATTGAGAATGCAATTAAAACAAGCTCTAAAATTAGAAAACATTTACGAACTATTGAAGTAGATGGAAAAAATAAAAACGAAATATTAGCATATGATGAAACCAACTTTACAATTCCTTGTCTCTCGAGATATATTAAAAATATTATTTCTGAAAAATCATATAGTATTGAAAAATTTAATATTTTAGTAGAAGAAAATCAAAAATATAAAGCAACATTAGAGCAATTAAGTGATGAAAATGAAAAATTGAAGGTCCTTAATAATGAATATATAGAAAAAAATGAAAAATTAGAGCAACTTCTTGCATCTATTACAAATAATTATGAAAATGTTAATGAAACCAGCAATATAAATAACGATGAAATAGTTAATGTAAATAATGATGAAACCAATATAATAAGTGTTGAACTTAAAAATAAGTTTGATAAATTTATTGATGAGTGTTGTTTTCTTCATAAAGATGTAGATGTAGCTTCAACAACAATTGTAGGACAATTTCGTATTTATAATAGAGAGAAACCCTCAAAACTCGTATTTAGCATGTTTAATACATATATGAGAACACGATTTTTAGCATGTCGCATTAGTGGTCAAAATAAGAATCATGTTGTTCACGGATTTAAAGGAATAAAGCTAAAAGACATTATATATAAAAAAGGCAGTAGTTCAAATGAAGTAGAAAATTTTATTTTTGAAAGTTGCATTTTCTCTCCCGAAGGTCGTGCTTCAACTAATAAAATTGTAGAAGAATTCATAAATTATAAAAAGAATAATAGTTTATTAATCAATAATAATGAGGACAAAGATGTTAAAAATTATTTAAAAAATTGTCAATATATTCTCGGTGGGCCGATCCGCCTACATAATATAAATGCTACATTTGAGGGTTATTACGGTATTAGTTTAAAAAATGACTATTATCAGGAAGCTAGAGATGACCAAATTGCGACTAGTGGTAAAAAAGTTCAAAAAATAGACGCTAGCACCAAAAATATATTAAATAATTGGACTACAATAGCAAAAGCAGCAATTCACGAAGATTTCTCTCCAGCTAAAATGAGCAGAGCAATCAAAAATAATACTTTAATTAATAATGCCTATTATGTTTTAGTAAATTAATTACTAGTTGTATTCTAATATATTTTGCGACTGTTATAACGGTTGCAAAAATATATACACTTTGCCCATACACAATCTTGTTTTTTGGTCCTGAACGTTCAGGAGCAAAAAACATATAATAAAAAACAATATAATAAAAAACAATATAAAGAAAAAAACAAAAAATTAAAAGTCATCGCCAAATTCGAAAGTGTTTATTTCAGAGTTTTTTGTTGTAAGCGAATACTCACTTACGCGGTCTTCGAAAAAGTTGGTTTTTGTTTCAATGCTAATGTTTTCCATCCAATCAAACGGATTTTTGCTTTCATAAATTTTGTCACCTCCTAATTGAACACTTAAGCGGTCTGCAACAAATTCAATATATTGTTTCATTAATACTTGATTCATACCAATTAATCTGCACGGAAGCGAATCGTTAATAAATTCGAGCTCAATAGCTACAGCTTCGCTAATGATTTCGTGAATCTTTTGCTTTTTAAGTGGCTTTTCTAATTTGCTATGTAATAATACAGCAAATTCGGTATGTAATGCTTCATCGCGCGAAATTAGCTCATTTGAAAATGTTAATCCAGGCATTAGTCCGCGCTTTTTCAACCAATAAATAGCGCAAAATGCACCAGAAAAGAAAATACCTTCAATGCAAGCAAACGCAACAAGGCGAGTAGCAAAATTGGATTTCTTATCATTAATCCACTTTATAGCCCATTGACCTTTCTTCTTAATGCAATCATATTCATTTAGCGCATTAAATAATTTGTGCTTTTGCTCTTTATCTTTAATGTATGTATCGATTAATGTGGAATACGTAATAGAGTGAATATTTTCCATAGCAATTTGCAGGCCATAAAATGCTCGAGCCTCACTTAATTGAACCTCGCCCATAAAACGCAATCCTAAATTTTCTAAGACAATTCCGTCACTTGCAGCGAAAAATGCTAAAATCATAGATATAAAATGTTTTTCGTCATCATTTAACGTCTCCCAATCTTTATTGTCTTTTGAAAGGTCAATTTCTTCTGCTCTCCAAAACAAATCTTCTTGTTTTTTATACATTTTCCAGATGTCTTGGTCCTTAATTGGAAACATAACATAACGATTAACGTCTTCTTGTAATAGAGGCTCTACGCAATTCTTATTCATTCTAAATAATATATGTCTATATTTTTATATAATTTTAATAAATCTTATTATTTTATTTTATTTATAATTTTGTAATTTTTAGTAATTTTGTAATTTTGTAATTTTGTAATTTTGTAATTTTGTAATTTTTAGTAATTTATTATTTTAGCTATATTTTTGTAATAAAAAAATCATCTATATATAATTTATATGGCTCTTAGTTTTGGAGATTCTATTGCTAAGTATGATAAAAACGTTGGCTCATTATTAGCAGAGTCTGATGATTATGAAAAAAGTGCTATTGAACAATATAAAAAATTAAAGCAATTTATACCTCAAAAAGATACAAGTTATAAAAAAGACCTTTTAAAAATTGTAGAACAGCGTAATTTAGACTTAAAAAATAAATTACAAATAAAGGAGCGCCAAAATGAAGCATTGTTAAGAGTTCTCGAATATTTAAGTAGTTTAGAAAAAAAGCAATGTAAAATAAATGTGAAAGAGCTAATTGATAAAATTACAGATTTAGAAAGTAAAATCGCGGAGTTGCGGAATACTATTTAGAGAAAATATATAAAAAGTTAATTATATATATAGCGAATATAATTATATAAATAGAAATAATAATTATATAATTATATTCTTATATAATTATATATAAACATGAAGAATAGAAATTCAAATAGTAAGATGAGAAAAAATAATAGAAAATTATTTAGCAATAATAAGTTGCTCAATAATAAGTTGCTCAATAATAAGGTAATATTATTTATTGTAACTGCATTAGCGTTGTTTTCGCTATATATACATATAACTAAATCGAATTTTAGTGCTGTGTTGTTGTTTTTCTTAACTGCCGCTCTTGTGTATAGCTTTACAAAAAATATGATATTGGTTTTAGGTGCTTCTTTCATAGTAACAACAATTGCATCTATGTCCAAGAATTTATTTGGGTTAAAAGAGGGTTTCAAAGAAGGCGCAGATGGCAAAGAAGGAAAAAGCACAGGAAAAGAAACAAAAACAGCAGAAGATGCTATATTAAATAAAATGAAAGCAAAAGACACAGAGGCAGACACAGAGGCAGACACAGAGGCAGACACAAAGGGAGACACAGATACAAACACAGCGCCAACAAGAACAACAAATAATAATACAAATGCAGATCGCGCTTTTGGTAATCAAAAATTATCACCTGCCTTATTTAATACACCAAGCAAAAAGAGTGTTGAGCAACAATTAGGAAAAGCAACAGAAGTCGAACAAGCTTATGATAATTTAGAAAAGATTATGGGTTCAGAAAAAATCAACTCAATTTCAACAGATACCAAAGATCTTATTAAACAACAAAATGAATTAATTAAACAATTAAAAACTATGACACCTGCTTTAAATAGCGCAATGAGTTCTTTAGGTAACTTAGATTTAAATAAATTAACAGGAATGTTTAATAGTGCTACAAAAAATTTATCAGATATTCAAGAATAATAAACAAGTAATCAATTAATCAATAAATATTTTATATAAATAATAAATATTTATATAAATAATAATGCCACATAATATTATATATATTATTAATAATAAGTTACATAATAAAAAATATAACCTATATACGCTGATATTTTATGCGTTAATAATGCATTCGTATTACATTTTATATATTAATCTACATAATAATAATTATATAGCAATCTTCATATATTTTGTATTGCTCTTATTATTTTATATTAAATTTAAGAAGTTTAGTTATGTAATAACTTATATATATTTGTTATTTACGCTTGTCTTTATCAAATTAAAAGTCAAAGAAAATAACACTAATTTAAGACAAACAGTTGCAGAGCAAGGCAAAGCAACTAGAACAAATTTAACAACTAATATGCCTCCAGAAGACAATAATATTACACCTTGTGAAAAGTATATAATGGATAAAATGGTTGAACGTGGATTAACAATTGAACAACCTGCAAACACTCCACAACCCGGAACAATAAACACCTCCTTAAATCTTACACCACCTGTAGCAATAAGTACACCTACACGATTAGTTGACCCTCCCCAACAATGAGAACACAATTAGTTGTTTAAGAAACCTTTATATACTATTTACTAATATAATATTATATTATATATTTATAATTTATAATATAGTATATATATGCCTAAAAAGTGTGCTCCTGGAATGTTGTGTATAGAAAATTATACGTTACTATTTTTTACTTTTTTAATTTTTGTAATTTTGTATTTTATGTATATTAAATATTCAAAAAATTTGAATTTAAATTCGAATTTGCATTCTAATAGTTATGGCGCTAATAGTGCTAATAGAAATTATAATTCTTATATAACACCTTTCTTAGGCAATGGCTATAGTAATAAAGAAAACGATGTATTATTAAACCCTTATAGCGCTCCGTTGCGCGACGATAGAATTTATAATAATTCAAACTTTAACGGACCCAGACTAGCTATTAATGTGCCTACTCAGTCAGTAAATACAAACTATAGACAAATAGGAATATTAACTCGCGTAAATGGACCAGAAACAATTTTGCCGTTGTTAGGTAGGCCATTATTTACAAATAAAGATAAATGGAATTTCTATACAATGAATGATAAAAATGGTATGATAAAATTGCCGGTTCGCTTTAAAAATAAAAGTTGCACTTCCTGCCAAGGTTGTGATAACGTGTATAGCGGAGACACAGTATATGTTGAAGGATATTCTGATACATTTAGAGTTACAGTTTATGATAATAACACATTAGAATATATTCCGAGTTTATAGTTTATAGTTTATAGTTTATAATTTGCAAAAATTATTTAAAAATAAAAACTAATTATATATTTATAGAGTTATGGCTTTTACTAGATTTTTTGACGATCCATGTAGAATTCAAAAGTATTTAGAAGAGTCTACAACTGTTGGCAATTATAATATGAATGTTCCAGGCAACGGAGCAAGCCCCACATTTTTCAACGACCCATATGTAAAAATACAAAAATGGGGAGGAAATTTGTCCTCAAACAAAACAGATTTAGAGAGTGAATTGTTTAAATTACATAGAAAACTAAATCGAGATAGCATAAAAGAAAATAACTATGTAGATTATTTAAATAATAATCCTATTTATAGTCAAAATAATAGTAACAACAATAATAGTGAAATAACAGGGCAATCGCGTGTATCGCACCCAGCTTGGGTATATAGAGAGATTAATAATTTTAATCAGAAAAATGATGAATATTATGTTCCAAATAATTTTAACTATTTACATTTAAATCCTCAAGCAAATATATGTATTCCTTTTCATAATAATATAAATTCGCGAATGTTGCAAAAGGATTATTATTCACTAATGAATAATTTTGACAGAGAGAAAAGAATTACAAATGAATAAAATTACACAATATAAATTTTATTATTTAGAAACTTGTTTAAACCTATAATATAATATATTATTTAATATTATATAATATTAAATAATATGGCGGCACTAGCTATACCTATAATTGTACTTGGAAGTATATTTATATTATCAGAACAAGAGAAAAAATCTGGTGTTAAAAATTCAGCGCAACAACAAATAGAATATAGTCGCGATTTGTTTTTAAATCCTACTAATACTGATAGTGTAAAAGCCGAAGGATTTTCTAATGCTAATTTACAAAATCGAGACTCAAACAATAACAATGCTTATAACAATAGCGCATATAGTAACAATGCATATAATAACGTGAATTTATTATCAGGCCAACAAACAACAGCCCAGCAATTTAAGCACAATAATATGCAGCCATATTTCGGTGCCAAAATTAGGGGTCCAAGTGTCGACATAAATAACACCGAATCAATTATGGACTCCAAACAAGGCGCAGGCAGTCAAAATTTTTCTAAAGCAGAAATAGCCCCATTATTTAGGCCCGACGAAAATTCACACCACCCCAACGGAACACCTAATAATAGTGATTTTTTTCAATCACGGATGAACGAATCTATGAAAATGTCAAATGTTACATTATGGGAACCGCAAAGAGTTGGACCTGGTCTTAACTTGGGTTATGGTTCGCAAAATTCAGATGGTTTAAATACTGGCGGAATAGAAGGCGGTGGCGGATTTAATTCGGGTATGATGGCTCGTGAATCGTGGATGCCTAAGTCAGTAGATGATTTACGCGCTGAAAACAAACCCCGAACCACCTTTGATTTAAATGGTCATCAAGGTCCTGCTATACACCCTATTAAAATGCAAGGTCCAAATACTAAAATAGGCGTTGTTGAAAAACATTTACCAGAAAAATCATTTGAGTCGGGACCACATCGCTGGTTTACTACAACAGGTGTCGAACAAGCACCGCCGATTAGAAGCACTCAAGTAATTCCGATGGAAAATAGAATTGACACTACTCGCGAATATTATGGTTCGGGTTCAAATACACAAAACGGACAAGCAACATACACAAATCCGGACTATGAAGAATCTAAGCGCCAAAATTTAAGTGCTCTTCCATTAACTAATGCAAGCGCTAGTGGAACTAACTATGCTAGTCCGTCAGACTACGGATCGCAAAGTTATAATATATTACATAATAATAGAACAACACAACCACAAACCCAAGAATTTGGAGGAGTTTATGGTATGGCAAAAGCAGCAATTACACCGCTATTAGATATATTTAGGCCTACACGAAAAGAAAATGTAATCGGTAATTTACGCGAAACCGGAAATGTTAATGGCTTAACACCGCAAGGTCATTTATTTAATTCTAATGACAAGACAAAAATAACAAATAGAGAGATGACAACCGAGAAAATAGATCTGAATTATGTTAATGTGCAAGGGCAAAACTATAGAGGAGACGGCTATAAAGTTAGCGGTCAGCAAAATTATGATAACCAAAGAACCACCACAAACAAAGAATATATTGGAACAGGTGGCAATAATAATCAGGGTCAGCGGCTTTATAATAATGCTTATGCGCAACAAAATAATGTAAATAAGACTTACGAGTCACGAGCAAATCAGGGCAATATGTCACTATTTAATAATTATAATAATTCCACCACTGCGCGAAATGATAACATATTCCAACAAAATAGGCCGTTAGTAACTAACAACGGCCTAAGTATTATACCTTCGGCTGAATTTATTGGAGAACTAAATGGAAAACAAGGTTATGATTTAAATTATAATAATGCTAGACTAGACGAGTCGCTATTAAGTGCCTTCAAAAATAATCCATATACCCAATCTCTCACAAGTGTTGCTTAAAAGCAATAAAAAAATTTTATTTAATTCAAAAAAAGTAATATATTATTATAAAAAATATTATATAATAAAAAATATTATATTATTAAAAAAAATTTTATATAATTCAAAAAAAAAGTAATATATTATTATAAAAAATATTATATTATAAAAAATATTATATTAAAATTAATTGTTATAGTTAATTTAATAATACAATAACAAATGTGCGGAATAACATTTATATATTCAAAAACAAATGACAATGCTTTAGATCACATTTTTAATAGCCTCGAATTAATACAAAATAGAGGTTATGACTCTATGGGCATATGCTATTATAATCAAAATACTTCTAATTATGACATAATAAAAAAAGCATCAACACCAAAAGACGACTGTTTAACTCTCTTGAAAACTAAGTTTAATATAAACAAAAACAAAAACGATTTAAAGACAAGCATATACTCAAAATTTGCAGTCGGACATACGCGATGGGCAACACACGGAGGAAAAACGGATGCCAATGCGCATCCTCATATTTCTAATAATGGAGAAATAATATTAGTGCATAATGGAATAATCAATAACTTTTTAAGTATTAAGGAATTTTTAATTTCGAAAAATTATACTTTTTATAGCGAAACCGACAGCGAAGTCATAGCCAATTTGCTAGAATATTATATTAATAATAATGCGAGTTTTGAAGAAGGTCTTTCACAAACTCTCTCAATGTTAGAAGGGACGTGGGGATTAGTAATTATTTATACTAAGGAAATTGACACATTTTATGTGTCACGGCGTGGCTCTCCATTATTATTAGCAAGCAATACTAATTATATATTATGCTCTTCTGAAATAAATGGGTTTAACGGACTAGCGCAAGACTATATAGCATTAAACGACAATAGTGTAGTAAAAATAAGCAATAACAATTATACATTTTTAGAATTAGAAACAAGTGAAAGTCAAACTAGCGCTAACACTAGTTATATTAGTTATAGCATAGAAAATAGCGATTATAAAGATATATGGAATACTAAAAATCAATATGCGCATTGGATGTTGAAAGAAATAAACGAGCAACCCGAAACAATACAAAAAGCGTATAATTATGGTGGTCGCATTAGCAACAACATCATAAAATTGGGGGGTCTTGACCAAATACTTAATATAACATCATATATAGAATATATATACTTAATTGGTTGCGGAACAAGTTATAATGCTGCGCTAGCGGGAGAGATTTATTTAAATGAGCTAAATAAGTTTGTAACTGTAAAATGCATAAATGCGTGTGAATTTACCGAAAATTGCTTACCAAATATAAAAAATTATAGCACACTGATGTGTATTTTTTTGTCTCAATCGGGCGAAACACTAGATGTTTTCAATTGTTTAAAGATTTGCAAAAATAAGCACTGTTTAACAATGGGAATAATTAATAAAGTAGACTCGTTATTAGCGCGAGAGGTTGAATGTGGTGTATATTTAAACGCGGGGCTAGAAATTAGTGTTGCCTCGACAAAGTCTTTTACTAGTATGTTGGTGGTGTTAAGTTTAGTAAGTATGTGGTTTGTTAATAATCATCATAATAATAATATGAAAATAAACAGTCTTAGATTTCTCTCGCACTCGCTAAAGCAAATGCTATTTTCTAATTCTATTAATAGCAAACTTACGGCTTTGAGAGACAATATAATACTTAAAAATTACAGCAGTATATTTATATTAGGTAAGCACAAGCTATATCCAGTAGCGTGTGAAAGTTCATTAAAAATTAAAGAGGTGTGTTACATTCATTGTGAAGGATTTTCAGCAGGTTCTTTAAAGCATGGTCCATTTGCTTTATTAGACAACACCAATTTAACATTGCTATTAATTGATAGTAATGATATTATTAATTATAATAATATGAAATCTACATATTATGAAATAATTGGACGAGAAACAAACTTATTTGTAATAACAAATTCTCAAAATGTTATAAATGAATTGCAAATAGCAGAGAATAGTTGTATGCTAATTAATAAATTGGATTATTATAATGAAATCTTATTTACAGTGCTATTGCAAAAATTGGCATATATAATTTCCGTTGCAAAAGGCATTAATCCAGACAAGCCCAAAAATTTGGCAAAAGTTGTAACTGTGGAATAAAGCTTTGCTTTGTTCTTTATATTGATTTTTTAAACAATATAAAGAGTAATATTAACTAGACATGTTTAAAGGTTAGTCCCCATCTGCTACGTCTAACATTGTCTTCATATATATTTGGTCTTAGCCCAGAGTCGTAAAATGTATTTTGATTATAGAAGATTTCATTAGCCGGATTTACGAGTGTTCTAAAATTAACTATGTTAATAATAAATTCATTTTGAGGTATATAACTTATTTTATAGGTCGCTTCGCTTTGTAATATATTATTGTTTTCAATACTATAATCTAACTCATAAATGCTATTCAAGTTATCTCTCAAATTTTTGTGAATATAATTGTTGGGTTCATTATTATTAATTAATCTATGTGGAGTATCATAAATTTGAATAACATCTTTAGAATTCGTAGTAAAAAACTGCGTTCTATCGACTTTTAGTTCATTCAATAATACTCTATCATACATTGCATTATCTTCTAATCCCCAGCCCCAATTATTAGGAAACCCATTACATTGCTCAAAATCACTACCTATTATGGAGAAAATACCACCTAATGCAAACTGATATCCGTAAAAGTGCTTAACTGTTCCTGCGGTCGTAATATAGTTAAAAGTATTCTTTAGCGCCGGTAGCGTATCAATATCATTAAAAACAAATGTAATATTTTTATAATCTTGCGGATACTTGTTTTTCATAGCAATAAACCCAATATTTTTAGTAGCTCCCCGATTAAAAGGCCGATTATCTGTTTGATGACTATAATAAATTTCATAATCATTTTTATCATAATCTTCCATAATGTATTTCATATATATAGAATAATGCGTCTTTTCTTTTTCGCGATTTCTATAAGGAATAATAAAAATTAACTTTGGAATTTTTAAATCCATATTTATTAATATAATAAACTATATTTAAATTTATTATGTTAAATTTATATGTTAAATTTATTATGTTAAATTTAAGACAATTACAAACAATAAAAAACTATTTAAAAACTAATTACTAAATTTTAATTAGTTACTAACTTAAAAACTCCCCCTAATTATATTTTTTCAAAATGATTTCAGGAATTAAAATAGTCTTATAATTTTCAAGCTTCTTATAACATTTATTAATAGTAACTTCGCTAATTTTGCTAACATTATTGATTGATGCTTTCGTAATATTTAAATTACAAACCTGCGATATAAAATATATAATACCTCCAGCAATTGAATGCGGTGTATTTTCAGGAATTAATTTTAGTTGCTCTATTTTAAAAGCAACAAATTTACACAAGTTTGTAAGCTCATTATTGATATTCAATTTACTGCAAAATCTCTCAATAAATGATGACGGTGTTGTTTGACTTAGCGATGTAATGTCCTCGTTTAAATTACTATTGTGTTCTATTTCATTAATAATTGTAAGAGCGTTTTTGCAGCCTTTTGTAGCACTCGCATTGTCTAAATTAAATATGTCAGCTATTTCTTTGGCTGTGCGCGGATAATTATTAATCCTGCAAGAAATGTAAATTGATGCAGCAATAATTCCATCACGATTAAGACCGCGATAAGTCTTTGTTTCCGATATTTTTTTATGAAGGCGCATTGCTTCATCAATAATAATTTTTGGAATGCCTGAATTTTGAGATATATTTGAAATTAATTGAAATTCATCATAGCGCGACTTTTCTTTATATGGCATAGCTTGCCAATCAGTATATCTGCGGATTTTATGCATTTCATAGCTTGATTTACCCGGACACAACACTTTGCAACTATAAGACGACTCTTGTAATAACGGATTAATAGGCATTCCACAACGTGTAGGGTCTGAGTGACTGTTATCATCTGCACCATAAAACCGCCATTCAGCAGTTTGATCCAAATTATCTTTAAAAATAAGACCGCAACACACATTAGAACATGTTAAAAATCCATCTTCTCCAATAAACAACGAACTGTCACAATTAGCACACATATTATCGCTTGTAAGCATGTCTTTTTCTTTTGTATAAACACATTCAAAGTCGGGCTTTTCTTTATATTCTTCATCAAAAATAGTCCATAGCTTTTTATTTGAATTTTCCTTTAATTTATTTTTCCGTGTTTCTTGCTTATTCGATTTTTGTGCTTTATTTATATTATTTAAAATCGAGTCAACATTTAACTGTAGTGACATTTATTCTCTCAATTATTTAATAATTTACTTTTAAACTTATTTTGTTTCAATTATATATTTTAATATAGTATTTTAATATAGTATTTTAATAATATATTATATATTATAATATATAAGTATATATTATGAGTTTCTTAACAAATATAGTTGATTTTTTTAGTAGTTCAAATAAAACACACGCCCAACTTAATAGTTTTGTGAATGAAAAGTTTACATTTTTTTTAAATAATTCAAATTTATTATTAACGTTTGTTTCGGATTTTGAAGACTATAAAAGTGGTGATCCTAATATACCAATTGGTAAATCTAAATGCAATGAATGTGAAGACTTATATATTTTAACAAGCGATATTTTTGAAAAATATTTTAATAGAATTAATATTCCCTATGACATAGATGTTAGTGAAGGAAATTCTAAAACAAATTACAAGGATAAAGTTTTGTATTTTTTTGATTTAAAAGACTTGAAAAAAATATTAGATGAACACAATTTAGAAAAATCGAGCTCTGATATTGCACAACTTAATAAAAAAAGATTGTTATGCAAAATAATCTCTCTGAGCTTTATCAAACTCTATATTATTGTTAAAAGTATATATCAAACTTTCAATATTTATGATTCATTGATTATTGAAGAAAAGACTGAAGAGCCTGTTATTGGAGAGGCTCCACCTATACACCCTACACTAGACCCTACACTTGACCCCACGCTAGACCCCACTCTCGAACCTGTTATACACCCTGTTCAAGAACCTCCTCTTGACCCTGTTCAAGAACCTCCTCTTGACCCTGTTCAAGAACCTCCTCTTGACCCTACTATACACCCTGTTCAAGAACCTGTTATTGACCCTTACGGAATACCTGATCCTTTTCATGACCCTTATAAAACACCTGAGCCTTATGAAAAACCTGAACCTATTGAAAAACAAGACCCTTATAGAAGAGCTCTCCCTCCTATTCAAACAAAAGACCATTATAGAAGAGCAGTCCTTCCTATTCAAACACATGACCCTTATGGAAGAGCACTCCCTCCTATTCAAACATATGACCCTTATGGAAGTGCAGTCCCTCTCCCTCCTATAGAGCTATATAAAAACCCTGATACTCAAAGTGGAGGCGGTGTGTTTTACAATATGTTTAATACACTATTAGGTAAGAAAACTGAATCATCAATTGTAACTACTAATAATGTAGCTAGTGGGTTAAGCCCAGCGTCACCGTCAATAACAGGGTTAAGCCCAGAAACAGGATTAAGCCCAGAAACAGGATTAAGCCCAGAAACAGGGTTAAGCACAGAAACAGGGTTAAGCCCAGAAACAAATCCAGATTTAGATCCAAATTTGAGTAAAGAAAAAGAAAAAGAAAAACTGCAATTGTCTAACAATATATTTTATTCAATATTTGTTATATTATTTGAAGATAGCAAAGACGAACAACTAGACCCAACTAATTTTAATGTTAGCTTTTTAACTAAAGGTGTAAGTAACATGACTAATACAACATTAGGAGCCAAAATACCCAAAATTTTACAACACATTTCTAATTCAAAAATATTTGAATTAGATTTCTTAGGAGAAAGTTGCCTTATTTTTAGAGATGACAATTTTAAATTTATACAACTAGAAACAAGTGACACTGAAAGCAAGGAAGCCACAATGTTTATAGATGAAGTAGATAAACAGCACGAACCATTTAATAAAATTATAGAAACAAAGCGCAAACTATTAGGAACTATTTTAAATAAAGAAAATAGAGACGCAATAGTACATTATTATAAATCAGAGTCACAGCACAAATTTGCTAATTTCAAATTTTTTAATGCGTTCAAGTCACATTTAAAAACAATGACAAAGAATTACTTTGACTCTCGTGCTAATTTATATAATAATATTGTTAAAGAGCTCTTTATGTTTGATAAAAAAACGGGAGCTATTATAAGCTTAAATAGCAATTTAACATATAAGTATATTAGCGAACTCAGTAAAAAGACTGAAATAATATTACTAGATTTACATATAACACTATTTAAAACATTGAATAGCATATTAACAGATAGCGTTAATGAAATTAATGTTATGAAAAAAAAAGCGCGACTAAGTGCACCAGTTACAAGACAAGAAACTGCACCAGTAAATGCGCCAGTAACACAACAAAGCGAATCTAACATAGCAGTTTCGCAACATTTAGGAGGTGCTAAAACAATAAAGCACATTAAAAGAAACAATAAAAGAAGCATTAAAAGAAACAATAAAAGAAGCATTAAAAAAAATAGGAAAAAAAGACAAACAAGAAAAGCAAAAAAACAATAAAAGCAAAAAAAACAATAAAAGCAAAAAAAACAATAAAAAGTAACACTCAAAAAAAAGGGCATTTTTAATTTTAATTAAAAAATTGATTTCTTATAACTATTTATGCAACTAATTATAAGAAATAAATATGTTTTCTAACACCACTCTCTATATTCCTGATTATGTTGTGGTTGAAGATATTCCTACTATTATTAAATATTTTGATTATTATAATATTGCTAAAGTAAAAAAAGTGCAAGTATTTAAACACTGCGAACCCGAATACTATGTTGAAGATAGATGCCCTTATGGTTTTGCATTAATTGAAATTGATTATTATTATGACAATCAAGGAGCTCGAAATTTCTATAGCTCTATTGAAAATAAGAAAGGCATAATCGTATATGATGACCCTAATTTTTGGGAAGTTCAATTTAGTCCATACGAAGAAGACAAATCTAGTGTTTTAGTTAATCGCAATAAGAAGTTTCAAAATTATTCAACTTGTGACTCAGACTATGACAGTGACGAAGAATGTTTTTATAATAATGATGAGCTAGAAGAAGACCAAGACGAAGACCAAGAAGAAGACCAAGACGAAGAAGAGGAAAAGCCTATTAAATTTAACACTGATTATAGTTTAGATAATTTTAATTATGCTAATTACGAAAAAAACTATGCTAGCTTTAAGAAAAAGCAAAGTTCAAAGAAGCAAAAATTAAGCAATGAGCTTTATGAGATTAAAACGGCTATTAACAATATATGCACTAAGCAAGACAAACTGCTAAAATTATTGCTTATTAATAATGAACTAAAAAGTAAGAAGCAAAAAAACAATCAAAAAATCAAAGAATTCAAAACTTCCTGGGCACGGCGTCTGCGTCACGAGTCTATTTAATACCTAATTCTTATAAAAATCGCCATCTTCATCTTCATTTATTGTTGCTTCTTTACAACATCCATATGTAGCACGATGCCATTTACTAATTCCATATTTTTTTATTCCTTCAATATGTTTAGAAGTTCCATAACCTTTATTACTTAAAAGTCCATAATAAGTGTCTAATTTAGGAAAATTAGCGCACATCTCTTTAATATATTTATCGTGTTCTACTTTTGCCAATATAGATGCAGCAGCAATTGAGCAATATTTATTATCTCCGCCTTCAACCAAAACGTGATTTAATTGTTTAATAATATTAGATGTTTCGCAATAATAAGTAAAAGGTTTAAAATCGTTGCCATCTACCAACAAATAGCACATTTCATTTGAGCATAATTTACCATTTTTCTCACAATAACTGTTTAAAATTGTTTTAATTGCTTTGTGCATAGCGCTTAAAGTTGCTTGCCTAATATTTATAGAATCAATGATTTTTTCATCTTCATAAGCTACTGCCCAAAATAGTGCATTAGCTTGTATATAGTTAGCAACGTCAATTCTTTTGCTCTCAGATGTAAATTTTTTGCTGTCTTTCAATAAATCATAGTTAAATTCACTGTTGTCAGGTAATATAACAGCAGCACTATAAACCCTACCAAATAGCGGTCCTCGCCCTGCCTCATCTATACCAATTTCTATAATAGCACTAGTATTATTATATTTTTTTTCGAGGCATTGTTTAGAATTTTTCACTTTTGACATTTAAAATTATATAGCAAATTTATTATATTATTTATATAATAATAAATAAATGAGTTTTCGCAATTTTAAAAAAAATTATATAGAAATTCTTTTTAAGAATTAAAATTATATAGAAATTTTATTATATTTATATTATAATAAAATAATATGGCTCTAAATTTTAAAAAAAATTTATTAATAATTATGTTATTAATAATTGTAATATTATCAACAATTGTGTATATTAATATGCAAAATATAAAAGAAACATTTATATCAAACAGGATTGACCCCAATAATATTATTCCAGAAAGTAGCGACTCTAGTTATAACTATTATAAATTAAATAATGGAGCTTACAATTATTATGTTGAAAATATAATTATGGACCCGGTTAAAACTGTTACAAAAGACCACTTTAAATCAGGAATCGTGTCAAGTTTAAAGAATTATTTTATAGCTAACAAGGCATTAATAGGATACACTAAAGATAATAGTTCTGTGCAATTATATAATGTTAAGCCCAGTGTTATATTAGATGTAACTGCAACACTAAAATCGGCTAGCTCACCTACAGACATTTGCGGTATGTATATGTTAATGCTTGAAAACTCAGGAAATTTATATGATTTATCTAATAACAAATTATCGAGTTTTAATATGAGAATTAATAATGTAGACATTATTAAATCAGGAGTATTTCAAACAATCGCTTTAAAAGAAACTACACTAATAGTAGAATCGTCAGCAAATACAACGCCTGCAACTGCCTCAGCCTCAATTGGTGATATAAACTTTTCAGGGCTATTTGGAAAGGCTAATGGAACGCAAGATATGAATGATGAGCTATTTTTATATTTATTGAGCAAAGGCAATTTCGGTTCTAGCTATGTTCCGCCTATATACAATAATTTTGAAACCGCTATGAATTTACCGTCAAATCCAATTGTAAATCCTGTAAATACTATGAACCCGTTAGAATATGCCGAAACACTATTTGCTCCACAAGTAACACCTATGATGGCAAAAAATTCATATTTAAATAGTGATGTCGCTATTTCTGCAACTAAAGAAATACCTAGTGTTTCAGCAAAAGACACTAGCACATTAAAGAATAATAACACATCTATGAAGGATGTGTTTAAATTTGACCCAGATGGTAATCTATTATCGCAAAATATAGGCACCAAAAATGTAGATGACTCTAGCAATCATACTAAAGTAAAGACCGTTTATAAAGAAACTACCGCTCCGTGCCCTCCACCACAAAGATGCCCAGAAAGCAATTTTGAGTGTAAGAAAGTTCCAAATTATGAGCAAGGTATAAATAACGCTTTTTTACCAAGACCTGTGCTAGCAGACTTTAGCACATTTGGAACCTAAATAAAGTATGTTAATGCTAAATATTATTTCTATTTATATCTTTAAATAGTAATAATAGTTATTATATACATTGTTCTCAAACATTATGACTCTAATAAATTAGATTAATCATAATATTTTCATAGTATGTATTATTTTTTTATAATACCTGTTTAAATAATTTAAACAGTCATCTCTCCTCATCCTCCTTTTTGTTTTCCAAACTTTCTAACTCTTTTACTTGTTCTTCGCGTAAGATTTTTTATGAACTTGATTAATTTTTTCTTAGAGAACGCTGCGAAGTTAATACGCTTTTTTTTTCTTGAATGGGAACGTTTATGCATTTATAACATATATATTTATTTTATTTATTTTATTTATTTTATTTATTTTATTTATTTTATTTTATTTATTTTATTTATTTTATTTTATTTATTTTATTTATGCTTAAAGCATTTTTTATCTATTTTAAATGTTTTACATTTTTTCTCTTGAGGAACAATATTTATTATGCATTTAGATTTCTTTCCATATAATGGTGTTGTGCAACCTTTTTCTTTTTCTTTTTCCTTCTTTTTTGTATAGTTAAATAGTTTAGATTTTTCAATAGTGCAACGGGATCTAAAATTTTCATAATTATCACGCACTTCGCAATATGTTAGTCCCGAATTCTTTCCTAACATTTTATTTATTTGTTCATGCAAATTAAAAATATAACGCGAAAAATTATTGCGATTTTTAAAAATAGTATCTGTTAATGGAAACTTTTTAAAATTATTTTTAAGATTTATTCTGCAATATTTGCAAGGCAATGTGTGCTGAAAATTAAGCAATAATTGTTTATATTTTTGTTTTTGTAAATTAGTTGGTTTAATTGGATAATTAAAACTCATTACGTGTAAATAATGCCACAAACTAGGCCCCCATATACTTGTTAACATACCATCTCCACTATTGTAATCTTTAGTGTTATAAATCATAAGTTTTTTTGTTTTTTTTTTAGTATTTTTAGTATTTTTAGTATTTTTTTTTGTATTTATCATATTTTTAAATAGTATTACTTAATAATATTAGTTAATATAATAATTTATTTATTATGTTAAATATAAAATAATTAATTATTTATTATATATAATAATTATGTTTAAAAACATTTCAAAGATTTTGAATAGTTATTTAGTAAAATTCAAAGATGATTTTGTAAATAGCGCAAAAGACAAGAAAAAGCTCTTGCTATTATTAGTTATAGTAGCACTATTTTTGTTAGTAGCACTATATGTATATAAATATTTTATCAAGAATTTAATAAATAAGAAACATCAAGTAAATAAAGAATTTATTAATAAAAAAGGCAATAATAGTGATGATGTATTAGTATTATATTTTTATACACAATGGTGCCCTTATTGTAAGCAATCTATGCCAGAAATTAAGAAATTTGAAGACTATGTTAAAGGATTAAATGCTGAAAACAGTTATAAAATTACAGTAACTAAAATAGATTGTGATGAAAATAGTGCTATGGCAACTAAGTATAAAATACAAGGTTATCCAACCATAAAATTAATATATAAAGGAAAAGTATATGATTATGATGCTAAACCAACTAAGGAAAATTTAATACAATTTTTAGAATCGACTATTAAAAAGAAGACTTAGAGACTGTTTCTCTTTCTTCTTCTTCTTCTTCTTCTTGATTAGTTAAAGAGCTAGTGTTAGGTTCTGCCTCTCTTGTTCCTTCTTCTTCTTGATTACTAATGCTTATGCTTATGGTTGCTTGTGCTTCTGCCTGTGCTTCTGCCTCTCCTTCTTGATTAACTAAAGTAGTAATTTGTTCATCACATCTAGTTTCTTTTACTGCATCTTCTTGTAATTTATTAAGAAAATTCGTTGCTTGTATTTTTCCTAAATTTACTAAATGACATCGTTCTTTTTCACAAGACATAACTTGAAACCAATAGCTTATATCAATAGAATTATACGACAATGCTGTATTAATATGATTTTTTATATAAGTAACAATATCATTTTCAACATTTGAAATCTTAACAAACAACTTTTTAATAAGAAAAAATATATATTCGAAAAAATTAGCATCTTTAGATATAACATTATTGGCTTTAGTATTTTCCAAATATTTATTATAAAAGCTGTTAGATAAGTCAATAGGATGCATTTTATCATTCATAAAACAAAAAATTTCATCATTATTGCATTCTTTGTCTGCAATACATAGATTAATAGGACAGCCAACTATTATACCACCATCTAAATAAAGGTCCTCATTAACATATAATGGTGCAAAAACTATTGGAACAGCTAAAGATATGTATAACGCATCTATTAATTCAACATTTGGAGTAGTAATATAGTTAAATTTGGTTTGCTTTAAGTTGCTCAAACAACAAGCAAATATATTGAACTCTATTTTTGTTAAATTATAAAACTCTAATAGACTAATATTTAGCGGTATATTTTTAGCTAAAAATAATGGCTCTAGTGCGCTAATTATTACTTTTTTATTAATTATGCCTTTTTCATATAATATATTAATATATGAACTATAAGAAATATTACATAATTTGTTCCAAGGTCTCTTAATTAAAAAATCATCCATCCATGTCCAATCGTAATTCAATATATAAATTAAGCCTATAATACCTCCAACTGATATAGAATAAATCGATTCTATATTTTTATAGTCAAGAAAATTTTTCTCAGTTAAATATTTTATTGCACCATATTCAACAAACCCAATAGGACCACCTCCTGAGAAAACTAAATGCTTAACTATTGTCATTTAATAATAATAATAATATTATTAAATGATAATAATTTTTTATATTTTTATATTTTTATTAAATATATATAAAATAACTATAAAATAAATATAAAATATATATGACACAGACTTAAAATAAGTATTTAATACATATAAAATTTTTGTATCAACTTGTGTATCAACTTGTGTATCAACTTGTGTATCAACTTGTGTATCAACTTGTGTATCAACTTGTATCTGCTCACTGCTAATAGGGTCATTTTCTAATTCTAAATTGCTAATAAACTTTTTAGCTTGTAGTGTGCCCAAATTTATTAAATGTGTTCTCTCAGTATCCGTATTAAAAATATAATTCCAATATTTCAAATTTGCACCATTATGAATTAAAGCTACATTTATACTATTTTTTATATGAACAATTATTTCATTTTCTATGTTTGATATGTTCATAAACCAAGTATTAAATAGTAAATAAAAATATTTAAAGAAATTAATATTGTTGGTAATACTAGTGCTACTAGTACTATTACTAGTGTTATGATAAACATTAGATAAGTCAATTGGGTTAGTTTTGTCATTTATAAAGCATAAAATTTCACTATGATCACATTGTTTTTCAGCAATACAATTATTTATAGGACAACCATTAATAATAGCTCCATCTAAGTAAAAGCAATCATCAATAATTAGTGGCGCAAATATTAATGGAACTGCTAACGATACATATAAAGCATCCACTAACATTATATTAGGCGTAGTAATATGATTAAATTTTTTTTGTCGTAAGCTCGTAAAATTACAAGCATATATATTAAACTCTATTTTTGTTAAATTATAAAACTCTAATAGTGTTATAGTTAAAGGTATATTTTTTGTTAAAAATAGTGGCTCTAATGCATTGACTACAAGAGCTCTTGTTATTATACCTTTTTCATATAGTAAATTTGTATAAGAAAAACGAACTAATTTGTTCCAAGGTCTTTTAATTAAAAAATCATCAAGCCATAACCAGTCCAATTTTAAAATATATATAAAACCTATAAATGCACCAATAGACACAGCATATATAGATTCTATATTATTATAATTAATAATATTGTTGGTTGCTAAATATTTTAAAGCACCATATTCAACAAATCCAATAGGGCCACCACCCGCCAAAATCAAGTGTTTAATTGTCATTATTATTTATTTATTTTTATATATAACTTTATATATTTTTATATAACTTTATACTTATAGTTCTAAAAAATAAGAATAAAATAAATATAAAATGAGCTTAATTACTTATTTTTTAATATTATTATAATTTAAAAAAAATAAGTATGTCTAATGATATTTTTTATAATTTTTCAAATAAAATAGACAGCGAAGACTCTTCTTTAAAACTAAATATTGACGAATTATATAGCAAAAAACAGCAACAAGACTTGAATGTCTTAAAAAATTATAATAATATATTGTTAAGAATACATAATAAAATTAAATATATATCCAAAAATATGTTAAATGAAAACTGCTGTTGGTATGTTATGCCCGAAATGATTTTAGGGGTTCCTAAATATGACCATAGAGATTGTACTGCCTATGTTATTGAAAAATTGAGAGACAATGGATTTATTGTAAGATATACACACCCAAATTTGCTATTTATAAGCTGGAAACACTGGGTTCCTAGTTATGTTAGAAGTGAAATAAAGAAAAGAACCGGAAACTCTATTGATGAAAATGGTAATATTATAAATGAAGAAAATAGTGCTAACAGTGCTAGTAATGCAAATACTCAAGCAGTAAATAGCGAACATATGCTATTTTCTAATAATAAAAGTATTAAAACTAATGCTAGTACCAAGGATTATAAAGATATTAAAACATATAAACCTTCTGGTAATTTGATATATAATAATAGCTTATTGGAGAAAATAAATATTAAATAATACTTAAATAGTAAATACTATTTATATTTTAAATGACACTAAAGCATATTTTAGCAACCATCTTAATTTTACTTGGTGCTTTATTTTATACTAATACTAATAATGGCGATTGTGTATATATTAGAGGGGGAGGATTTTCTGGATTTTGGTATTATTATGGATATTTACAAAATAATAAAATAGCTAATATAGCCAACAGACCTATTTATTGTTATTCTTCTGGGTGCGTAGCATATGTTGCTTCAATTAGTAATAATAATAATAATAATTTTAGTTATGTATATGATTTTGCGCATAACTTAGTAATTGATTACAACAATAATAAAATAAATAGTTATGAAGTAAAGGAAATATATATAAACTTTATTGCAAATAGTATTAGTAATATAGAAAATTATAATCTTAATATATTAACATCGAATTATTTAGGTCAATGCACAATTAAAAAACCAGCATCTATTAGTGAATTAATAGTTGCACTTGATGAAACAACAAACATACCAATAATAACAACAAAACTGAATTTTAGTAAAAAAATAGACGGAATATGCTGTATTACTTTTATAAATAAATGTGCAACTATTATCGAATTACCATACGACTATAAAATTTATAGAAATATTTTTAATATTAATCTGAGTTATGAAGATGTTATTTATTTTTTAACATATATTAACTTATAACTTATAACCACCCATAATATATATATGAAAAAAATTGATTTATTTTTATATATATAATTGCAAACTTATAACTATAACTATATAAAAAGCTTAAATATGAGCTTGAAACTGACTATTGAAACTAAACTCAAACCTTTGCCTAAATTGACAACACTATTGCCCCCATTTTGTGGTTTTATGATTGATGATGTAGTGACTTGTAATATATGTTTAGAGGACAATGATGGAGCTATTGAAGTCGATGGTTGTATTTCAGGAAAAATTAAGCGAAGACTTATTACAGCGTGTGGTCACATATTTCATAAAGCATGTTTACAACAATGGACTACTGCATCCCTTAAAGGGTCATTATGTGGGCTAATTAGTTGCCCATGTTGTAGAGGACCTGTATATATGGATGAGCAAAGCACTGAAACAAAAAAAAAACAGTTTGCTGCACTAGCACGTTGTGACTGTTGTCCAAGACATCAAAGAGATAAACCATTGTCTTATGAATATGACCCAGACTTAGATACTAGAACTATGTCAAAAGCACAAGAGGAAGCTCTTAACACTCTTTCAGCTGAAGACTATAAATATTGGTGCCAAGTTAACACATGGCGTCGCATGGATGAACGTGAATGGTGTGATTGCCATTGCAGAACAAGAATGCGCTCAATGGTTCGTCGCATTCCACCTCCTAGCTCTCATGACTGGCATGGTAAATAGCTTAATCATTCGAATTATCAACTTTTTTTAATTTTAATTTTTTATTTTTTTTATTATTATTATTATTATTATTATTATTATTATTATTATAAGAAACGATTTAAAATTTTAAACTTAATATTAGTAGCTGAAAAAATTTTATAACAAGTCTAATGAATCAATTAAATAAAGTTAGGCTATGTCTTTTTTTAAACACTTGTTTGGTAGTATTTATAGGATTTTATATAACAGATTTTACTACACAATCTACATATTTTCGTTTTGGACCAAATGATGATTTTATATTTATAAGCGTACAAATTAATACTATGCCAAAATATTATAGTTTATTAACATTAATATTTGTAAATGATATAATTAGAGTTATTATTCAAGAATTTGGAGACCCAATATTATATATGAATGTTTATAATCCAGATAAAAAAGAAATAGCTGACTTTAGTAAAGCACAATTATATTTTTACGCAAATACTATGTTTTTAATAAATAATATTAGGCGTATTTTTACATTATTAATTAGCATAACACAAATAGATATTGCATTATTTTCGGTAGTAGTAGAGCAAGTGGTTGTCATTGTTACAATAAAAATGTTGCTTGATGAGAAAAAATTCATAAATAGCAAAACATTGTTAAATAAAGAGGTTGCTAGTCTAGACATTGAAATGGATAGTATAGATTCTACAAAATAAAAATAATAATGTTGTTATGTTTTTATAAAATTGAATTGATTTTTATTTAATTAATTGCTAGTCTAGCATTTATATAGAGAGAGAGCGTGAAGCGACTATGAGTGCTCAAGTGATTATGGAGTTGATGACCAACATTGAGCATGACAAGATGGTCAAGGACGCTATTGCTTCTGCGATGGAGGGTATTCAGTGCCGCATGATTATTGCACATCTTCCTGAAAAGTTGCTCGAGATTATGAATATGTGGGCAAGAACTGGGTGGTATGACGACGACGGAGGGGCAAAGTTTGAGAAGTGTTTGTGGGAAGTCGTGTCTCGGGAGCTGAAGACTCGGGTGTTTGACCTTTTATCAGAGTGGATGATTCAGGAGGGTGGTCTGGTATACCCAGAAAAGGACTTGTTTTATGCCCTGTGCACCGCATCAAATAGTTTGCATTATTATAACGAAGAATACTGGCCGACCATGGGTGCTGAGCTGGAGGCTGAGGCTTTGAACTGGGTAAAGGAGCATGACGAGGGTCGCTTAATAGAGAGCGGTGACGGTGGATATTTTCAGTATTACGACTGTGTAAATGAAGAGGTGTGTCATATTATGCCTCATCGTCTTAAGCCTGTAGAATACGAGGAGCAGGTGCAAGAAGAGGCAGAGGAACAGGAAGAGATTGGTTTGGTTCTTGTGGGTACTAGCACTCTTGTGCCATGTTAATGCTAATAGTGTTTAAAGGTGTGTTGTGTGGTGCTGACATTAATTAGATACTAGTGTGTCTTGTATATTTTTTATACACTTGTGTGTATGCTAATTAAAATTGAAATGATTTTTTATTTAGCTAATTATAAGCCTGAACAAAGCAAAACAAAGCAAAGCAAAGCAAAGCAAAGCAAAGCAAAGCAAAGCAAAGCAAAGCAAAGCAAAGCAAAACAAAATATGGATACTATTAGAGCTAGAGCTTTGTATGATTACGATGGTACTGGTTTTCAGCGTAGCACTAGTATGGATAGTATTGATAGTAGTGATAGTTGGTTACAAACGCTTCATATTCGTATTAGCAGTTTGTATGATCACACTGCTTTTGTGCGTATCATAAATTATCAAATTTCTAAGATAGTAGAAGAAATTCAAAAAACTATTGATTTAAGTAAGATTTCGAGAGATTTAAAGGCAATTATTAATAGTTGGGTACGAACACATTCGTGGTATAATGAAGATAAAATGTCAAAGTTTGAGCATTGTCTTAGGAATGTAGTGACCAAGGAAATGAGACGTCAAACTATTGAGCGTTTAGAACAACAGGACATGCCTTCTTTTCCAGTCAATGAAGATGACTTGTGCTATGAACTAGAACAAGCGTTTAGTCGTTTGACTAGTTCAGAATTTTGGGATATGGACACCGACTTGACAACCGAAGCAAAAAACTGGGTAGCAAATCACGGAGAATGCCTAATAGAAAGCGACTTTGACCGTCCTTTTTCGTGGTTTAGCAGTCGGACTATGTCGACCCATTATCACTTGCCTCATATGTCTAAGTGCACTAATAATATAGATGTTGTGTTATTGAAAGTATTAGCAATCGACATTAAGCATGAATCAGGTTGGGCTTGCTCTATATGTTTGGAGAATAATTCAGAAAATCCTGTTTGTGTTAAAACTGAGTGCGGACATATATATCATCACAAATGTTTAGCTGATTGCAAGCGTGTGTTCTTAAAACAAAAAGAAAATCGCTCTAAGACGTCTGTTCCGTGTCCGTTATGTCGTGCTCCTTTTAGTTAATTATAATCTATTGCTATTGTCTTAATGTTTGTTTTTTATATATAAAAAAATGTTTTTTTTCGTTTTGCTTTGTTTAATAATGTGTTACACCCGTCAATGATAATTTCGCCTTTATAAAAACATCTGCTCTGCATAATGGGCAACTAATTCTTGGTTGTGTTGAATTTTTTTTAACAGCCTCCTCAAACATTGGATATAAGCATTTTCTATGATAAGTATGGTTGCACAAAGTTGTCATAGTGCTAGAAGGCTCCATAATATGTAAGCAAATAGAACATTCGTCTTCTTCGCAACTACTACATAGTTCTATTGTTTCATTATTTTTTTCTTCTTTAATGTTACAAATAGTAGCATATATTTTGCTTTTTATGTCAAAACAATCATCTTTGCTTGTTAATAAATCTAATGTTTTATTGTGTACATAATAACCAAAAATCAAAGTCCAATTATTTTTTTTATAGTCATCAATAAGCGAACGTAATCCAACTAAATCATTATGTGCCGATGCTTTAAACGTTACATAATGAAACATTTTTAATTTATAGTTAGCTAATTCTTCATAAAGTTGACATTCTAAAGCATAAGGTAGTTTTAACCCTTTAAAACCATTGTTTTCATCTAAAAATAATGTTTCAACAAACAAAATTATAGCATAATTTGTCTTTAATTGAAAGTCGTCTTCACTATGATAATGTAATTTAGTTAATACCTCATAAAAGTTTTTAATATTTTCCTTTTCCAAAATTACGTTAATCAAATACTTAGTAATTGGCTCGTTCATAGCTTTCGCTTTTCGCTTTACGCTTTTCGCTTTTCGCTTTTCGCTTTTCGCTCAATAAATTAGATTATATTATAATATAATCTAATCAATTTTTTTATGCTAAATATTAATGTTACTTGTGGTGTCTGGTATTTTTATAATTCTTTCCTTCTCCACGTCTATTAATAACTAACACATTCTCAGCATTAACCCTAATTGCATTTGGGTTTTTTTTTGTTGCTACTCGTACTCCTATTGCAGTAACTGGATTCGGAGATTTAGCTCTATATGGAGATTTGGGTTTATATGGCGATTCGGATTTACGTGGAGATTTAGAAGTTCGTGGAGATTTATATAAAGATGGACGTGATAGAGGTGCAGGTAGCGGCGCAGGTAGAGGTAGAGGCGCAGACGCAGGTAGCGGCGCAGGTAGAGGTAGATATGCAGGTAAAGATACAGGTACTTCTAGATGTGCCCGTGCAGGTAAAGATGCCCGCGCAGGTAAAGACGCAGATGGAAGGTCTGACACAACTACAGAACTTTTAAATCCTGTTTTGAGCACTTCTAAATTTTGAATAAATTCTTGTATTAATTGGTCTTCTACAAATTTGTTTTTTTCTGCTATTGCTAATATGTCATTTATTCTTTTAGGACTAAGAACTGTATTAACACTTACTACTCTTGGAATGACTAATTGTAAAGGACGAGTAGTTCCATAGAACGGAACATCAAGGGTATAATCATCTCTTATATAAATTAACAACTCTTGTAAAGCAGGGCGTAAAATCTTAGTAATTTGTTCTTCATTGCTTATATTAGTACTATGTTTACTTTTCTCCATCTTTATTAGATCTATTAATTTTTGAATATATTTAGCTTTACCGTAGTGCATTGCGTTATCAAGTATCTTCTTACCAAATATATCTTTAATTTTATCCACAGCCTCTTTATAAGCTGCTTCTTCCTCTGGTCCTCTACCTTTATTGTGTTTAATGTTAATTTTTGCTTTTGCTGTTGCTCTTGTTCTTGCTTTTCTATGTTTTTTTTTTGTTACTTTACGCATATTATATATATATAATAAAATATTAAAATATTAAATATATATTAAGAAAAATTTAGTATTAATGTCTTCTTGAGCGTCTGCCTCTTCTTGATGAGCCTTTTCTTGTTCCTTTTGTTCCTTTTCTACGAAGTTTTTTAATACGTTTTTTTCCTCTGGCAATAGATGCTAACGCAGCTTCATTTGCTTCTTTAGCTCTCTCAATAGCATCTAATATACCTTGTTTTTCTCTTTCAAAAGCGACGTTAAATTGTTCTGGTGTTGGCATATTTATATATATATATTATAAAATTATTTAAAAACTAATTAATAAATTAGTTATTTCTAATTATAATTATTTTGCTAAATAAAAAATAACTAATTTTTTCTAGATTGCATTTTATGGGGATTAGACTTTTGTCGCCTATTAGACTTTTGTCGCATATTAGACTTTTGGCGCCTATTAGACTTTTTATGATGTCTAGATATGCGACGCCGACTGCGACGGCCATTAGCTTCTTTGAATTGAGTAATATCGAAATCACTATGTTCATCACTAGAACTAGAACTAGAGCTAGAATTAGAATATCTAGCTGATATCATTTCTGCTACTGATTTTCGTGATGGTATAATTCTTCTAGTTGTTGTTTTAGTCGATTGTTGTGGTTTTGGAATGTTAATATTATTTAATTTGAGTAACATATTTTTAATAGTTCCCTCACTTTTAGTTTGTATATTTTCTATTATTTTATTGTTTCCACTTACTGAAGTTGCTAGTGTAATACCATTACTAGTTACCTTATTTGTAACCACTGCATCATGTTTATTAATAAATTTTAATACTACTTCATTTGTAGTAGGATAACTAGCATACACAATGGCTACTCCTCCATTATAGTAAACAATAGAACCAGCCTTTAATGACATATATAAATATATAAATATTTTATATATAAGAAATCCTAAATTATGTAGTTTATATTTTATATTTTGAAATATAAAATATAAAATATAAAATATAAAACGCATTATAATCCTATCTTAAAATCCTCCCCGTAGTCGTAATACAAGATGCAATGTGCTCTCTTTTTGAATATTATAATCGTTTAGTGTTCGCCCGTCTTCGAGTTGCTTTCCAGCATAAATTAAACGCTGTTGGTCGGGCGGAATACCTTCTTTATCTTGAATTTTGGCCTTAATATTGTCAACAGTGTCAGATGATTCTACTTCTAATGTAATCGTTTTTCCTGTAAGTGTTTTAACGAAAATTTGCATAGCTATACTATATATAGAGCATTATTATTTTGTTTTTATATTTATTTTATATATTATATAAACTTATTTTATATATGTCCACGTGTTCTTTAGATGTGTGTGCTAATGTTTTTAAAGTATACGTGTGTGATTATATATTTATGATGCGCATAAAAGTTTCAGATGGTCCATTAAGTAATGGTAACACTTATGCAGAATTAGAGCTGTATTATAAATCAACTGATTATGATGCAGTAGATAAAGTATATTATGTAGAATATGGACCTAACCCTTTAAGAAAATATATTGGTTCTAATGTTATATGGAATGCTGATAATGATTACGCTAATGATAGTCTTATTGTATTAGATTAATAATCTCTCAAAGAATAATTACTAATCTCTCGAATAATAATTTTTAAATTTTAAAAAATTGTAAAATTTAAATAATCTAAAATTGATAGTTATTAAAAACATTAATTGTTACTAATATAATAAAATGAAAGTTTTAGTATTTGATACCGAAACTACTGGATTACAAGAAAAAGGCGCTTCTATTTATGATAAATCTAAGTGGCCTTATATTATTCAACTTAGTTATATTTTGTATGATTTATCGGCTAATAGTGCATTAATTAAAGATAATTATATTACCATTGATGATTCTCTAGTTATTTCTCAAGAAAGTTATAATATACATCATATATGTAGAGAGATTTTAGATGTACAAGGAATAAATATTGTGGAAGCATTAACGGCTTTTAATGAATGTTTAAAAGACTGCGATATTGTGGTTGGGCACAATTTATCATTCGATAAACGGCTTATTTTTGTAGAATGTTTTAGAAATAATGTTACGCAATATTTTACAGAATTTGAGCATAATATTATGACACATAAACCAGAGTTCTGCACTATGAAAAACACAACTGAATTTTGTAAGTTAGAGAGATTAACTGCAACAAATAAAGTATATTATAAAAACCCAAAGCTTAGCGAATTATATACTATATTATTTCCAAATGAACAAGTTCCCAAAGATTTGCATAATTCACTGGTAGATGTAGCAATGACTTTAAGGTGTTATTTAAAATATGCTCATAATTTTGATGTTAAAGAAGTCAATAATACTCTTAAACCACTATTTTTAAGCATTTAGCAAATAAAATAATATATAAAAATTAAGAATAAAACACTATTATATATTATAAATAATATATAATATTAAGTATGTTAAAACAATTTGTAATAAAAAATATAAATTTAGTATCAATAGTTGTTTTTTTAATATTCTTTGCACTAATAATGTTTATAAAACCGTCCATTATTTTTGATACTAATGGACGGCCTCGCGAATTTGGAATAGGTTATAAAAATAAAACAATATTACCATTATGGTTAACAGTAATAATCTTAGCAATAGCCTCATATTTCTTTATTGTATGTTATATAAATTTTGATAGATTCAATTATTAGAGTTGATTATTAAGTCGGATTAGCCTCTTCATAATCTTTAATAATTTGGTCTACTGATTTTTCACACGAAATACCTATAATGTAATTATAGCTGATTGAGCTTATTAAAATTCCTGCTAATATGTACCATACAATTTTACCTATAACGTGCTTTATTGTTATTAATTTATATAAATGTATAATATCTGTATTTTCTTTATCTGCACTATCACCACCATAGTCAATTATTTTTGATTGTCTCAATTGACTAATAAAAGCTTCAAAATTAGATAAATTTATATCTATTTGGTTTATAAATTTAGATTTATTATTTTTAATTGTATTAATAGCTTTAACTAAATCGGGTTTTTCTTCTACATTAGTATCCGTTGGCAATAATTTTTCTAATGCAGTCGAAACACCTAACATTGATACAAACATATATCCAATAGTATTAGAAAAAGGAGAGACCCAACCTGGAAATAATTTTAAAATAAAATATAATAATACAAATATTATTAACCAAGGCATAACTGTAACTATTAATATATAATTCCATTCAATGCTTTGGTCGCATATCATTCGCGAATTATGAACATTTAAGAAATATGAACCTATAATAATAAACAATATATATATAAAATTTATAACATTGCTATCTTTAGAGTTATTAATAGCTACAATATCTGCACTTTTATTAACGGTAAAAACTGTAAAAATTAAGAACCCTAATGTTACTAGTATAAAATATATTAGTGTACTTGCTGGGCTTGGTACATCTCCTTCTGCCATATTAGTATAAAATAGACTAATATAATAAATAGCTATTTAATACTTATTTAATAGCTATTTAATACTTATTTAATAGCTATTTAATACTTAAATAAGTATTTATTTAATAATATTAAAAAGCGCTACTTATAAATAATGAATTTTGATATTGCAAATTATACAAATTTACAATTTAGCAAATCAATTAATAATCCAACTAATAAACCTAAATTAGTAGATAATGGAGTAAAATATTTTTTAAGAGAGGTTTTAAAAAATTGCCATAACTATAAACAAAAAAATTACAATATTTTTTACAATATTACTATGTTTATAGTTTTTGTATTAATATTAGGAATAATATTATTTACGCGTTATAAAGGAGGTTCTATGAGCAAAAAATATTATGAGAAAAGTATGAAAGACAAAGAATATATAATGTCTAAACTAGTTTATTATAATCGCCAAAATATAGATAATCAACAAAGAATAAAAAATAATATGATAACAAATTTACCCGACTATAGTAATCACGTCGAGGCTAATTTATTACATAAAAACTTGTATTTTTCTTAGTGGTTTTCTCTTAGTGCTTAACAATCATAAAAATTTATTAAATACTATTTAATACCTTTTTATATATATTATTAAGCATACTATAAATTATAAAGTAAAAATAAATATATACTATATTAATAATATAGTTTAATTATGACATCTGATAGTTATTATAAAGATTTACAAGATTATTATAAATTAAAAAATAGCTATGACACAGTAAAACAAAAGAAAATAAATGAATTAGCAGGGACTTACGGTAAAGATTATGACCAAAAGAAGCAGACTTTTGCCAAACTCAAATTAAAATGTATAAATTGTAAGCAAGACGGCGGAACCCTATTTACTGAAAATAGTGATATATTAAGAGCAACTTGCGGTAATAGTGTAAAGCCTTGCAAATTAGATTTGACTATTACACGAAAGAAATTTGCGCATATTAGTGAAAAATTAAGCGCTACAAAGCAAGCTCTAGAAAGCTATAAAAAAAATATTATAACTACTAAATTAGACTTCCTATTCAATTATATTGAAGAAGAACGAGCAATAGAAACATTCGAACTTTTGAAACAACAGTTAAACAATAGCCAAGAAACTTACATCAATTTATTAACTTTATACAATTCTATTACTCATAATGAAGAATTACAAAATTTAATACAAGAAAAAATATTGGTTTTTGAAAATAGTAAAAAACAATATGCTGAGGCTCTCGATTTATATAAATCAAGCGGACAAATAACGTATTTAAAAAATGCTATGGAAATCTATAAGACAAAAATGGCGCCATTAGGTAGTGAAATAATGAATCTAAAATATAAGTCTTCTTATGTCGAAAAAAACGAACAAGACCAATATATCTTTTTTCAAAACGCATACAATTTAGAAGATTTAATAATTGAATTAAAAGATTAAAAAGATTAAAAAGATTAAAAAGATTAATTATTTTAAATATAGTATTATATTTATAGAAAAGCTAATGGTAAATAAGTCTAATAAATTTTTTACAAGAATATATAGCTCAACAAAATATATAAATATTACTGTTTTTTTAATCACATTCTTATTGGGTTTAATATATATGTATTGCTTTGACTATAATAGAAAAGTTGTTGTATATCCTACACCTCATAATATAGATAAAATCGAATATAAAGACGAGGCTGGAAATTGTTATGGTTACAAAATAAAAGATGTTAAATGTCCTAGCAACAAAAGTAAAATAGAAATTTTGCCGTTATAGATTATAGATTATATTATAATATATAATATATATAATTATGATTAAGAACGTTGTTAAAAACTTAATGTATACAAATATTGGAAAAATAATATTATCCGTGTTATTAGGGCTGGGATTTGCAACACTATTTAGACAAATATGTAATTCCAAAGACTGCTATAGATTTATAGGTCCTCAACATAATGCGTTAAGGGACAAAATATTTGCAAGTGACACGGATAAAACAAAGTGCTACTCTTTAGTAGAAGAAAATATACAATGTGGGTCAAAAAGCAAAACACTAGACTTTTCTACCAAATTTATGTAATTAAAATATAAAATATAAAATATAAAAAATTGATTTAAAACGGCTAACGGCAATTAACTAGCATTAATTATGAATGTTGATACTAAGATTACTTATAATATGCATGCTATTAACGCTTATAATTCTTTAAATGTTACAACACAAGAAGATAACACTAATATATTATTAAAACTGTTTTTATACATTGTATTACGCTATTTTATTTAGTCTAAAGAGTTTTTAAATAATAAATAAAAATTATTTAAAAAAACACTGCGTAGTAATAATATTATTATGTCGTCTCCTGTTGAAACATTTGCTTTTCAAGCTGAAATTAATCAGCTTATGTCTCTTATTATTAATACTTTTTATTCAAATAAGGACATTTTTTTACGTGAATTAATTTCTAATTCATCTGATGCACTAGATAAAATCAGGCATCATTCGCTATCAAATAAGAGTGTATTAGACAGCCATAGTGAATTAACTATTAAGATTATTCCAGACAAAGCAAATAAAACACTAACGATTTTAGATAGTGGTATTGGTATGACTAAATCGGATATGATTACAAATCTGGGAACAATTGCTCAATCGGGAACAAAAGGGTTTATGGAGGCTATGAAGAGTCAGGGAGACATTAATATGATTGGTCAATTTGGTGTTGGGTTTTATTCTGCGTATTTAGTTGCTGAGCGGGTTGTTGTTACTTCTAAAAATAATGACGATGAGCAATATGTGTGGGAATCAAATGCCGGTGGTTCATTTACTATTAAAAAAGATGACTCAGGTATTGACCTTGGACGTGGAACAAAAATCACGTGTTATTTAAAGGAGGATCAGCTTGATTATTTAGAAGAAAGTCGGATTAAGGAGCTAGTTAAAAAGCATTCTGAGTTTATTAACTATCCGATTAGTCTTTATGTGGAAAAAACTGTATCAAAAGAAGTAGAAGTAGAAGAAGGCGAAGAAGGCGCTAAAGACGACGTGCCTCGTGAAACCGACGAACCAGAAATCGAAGAAATTAAGGACGAAGACTTAGCTAATATTGAAAAAATGGCAGAAGCAGAAGCAGAGGCAGAAACAAAAGCAAAGAAAACAAAAACAGTCGAAGAAATTGTAAGTGAATATGTTTTGCTAAATAAGCAGAAACCTATTTGGTCTAAAAAACCGGACACTGTAACGCAAGAGGAATATGCCTCATTTTATAAATCACTAACAAATGATTGGGAAGAGCATTTAGCGGTTAAGCATTTTTCTGTTGAGGGTCAGCTAGAATTTACTGGTCTATTATTTGTTCCAAAGCGTGCTCCTTTTGACCTATTTGAGCCAAATACGAAAAAACACGGACATATTAAATTATATGTTAGACGTGTATTTATTACTGATGATTGCGAAGATTTAATTCCCGAATGGTTAAAGTTTGTAAGAGGTGTAGTAGACTCCGAGGACCTTCCGCTCAATATTTCGCGTGAAATGCTGCAACAAAATAAAATTCTAAAGGTTATTAAGAAAAACATTGTTAAAAAGTGTTTAGACTTATTTGCAGAAATTAAAGCTAATGACGAAGACTATACTAAATTTTACGAACAGTTTAGTAAAAATATTAAGCTTGGAATTCACGAAGATGCTTCAAATCGTGAAAAATTAAGTGAGTTATTAATGTTTCATAGCACGAAGTCGGGGCAAAAAATGGTTTCGCTAAGCGATTATGTTGCTAATATGCCGTCTAGTCAAACGCAAATTTATTACATTACAGGCGAGTCGCTAAAATCCGTAGTAAATTCACCATTTATTGAGAAATGCAAAATGAGAAATCTTGAGGTTCTTTTTATGATTGATCCAATTGATGAATATTGTGTTCAGCAACTTAAAGAATATCAAGGTAAGTCGCTAGTATGTGTTACAAAAGAGGGACTAACGTTTGATTCTAGTGAAGACGAGAAACAAAAATGGGAAACTTGTGTAAATGATTTTAAGCCACTAACAGAGAAAATTAAGGAAGTCCTTGGATCTAATGTTGAAAAGGTCGTATTAAGCCAGCGTGTTGTTAACTCTCCTTGTGTATTAGTAACAGGTGATTATGGTTGGACTGCTAATATGGAACGAATTATGAAAGCACAAGCACTGCGTGACACTAATAATTCATATATGATGTCGAAAAAAATTATGGAAATTAACCCGCATCATAGTATTATTAAATCACTTAAAGAACGTGTTAAGTCGGCAGACAATGACGCTATGGTTAGAGACTTAGTAAGTTTATTATATGAGTCGTCCCTAATTTCAAGTGGGTTTTCTATTGAAGAACCGGCAACTTTTGTAAATCGTATTAATAATATGATTAAGCTTGGGCTTTCGCTCAATGATGATGATGAAGAGACTGTAGATGCTAAAGAAGACGATGCTAAAGATGCTAAAGAAGAAGAAGTAAAGAAGGAAGACGTAAATGTAGAGGAAGACACTGATTCGCATATGGAAGAGCTTGACTAGACTAAAATAAGTAAGTAAATAAATAAAGTAACTATTAAAATTATTATTTGTTTAACAATAATTTTAATTATTTTTTAAGTGTTGCATTTTTGCTAAATTATATTTGCGTTATTAAATGAATAAATATTTAGAGAACTATATTAATTAATTAATTAATGTCTTCAAGTGGAATTACTTCCATAAATGAACTTCCTTTATTAAATAATCAAAATGGACATATACAACAACAACAAATGATGAGCCAACAACCTCAAAATGTTGTTTTAAATAGAAATGAGATTGTATCAACTAATAATAATCAAATGACTACATCGAGCTATACTCAATTATTGCCATCAAGTGGTGGTTCTACTATGAACAATCCAATAACTATGGAAAATAGTAATCAAAGTCAAGCCCCACCTAACTATAATGAATTAATAAGTCAATTACAAAAGGCGGCTGCTTATGGAACAACGGCATTACCTTCGCGGGATATTCCGATGGAACCTTTAAAAGTTGCAAATGATGTTCAAAGTCAACCCAATTATATACCTCCTCCACAGTTTCAAGAAGATTATATTAAAAATAGTATAACCCCTCAAAATTTGGTAGACACTAATTCAAAACAAATAAAAAACAGTGCTTATTATGAAAAATTATATGGTGAATTACAATTGCCAATAATAATTGCGCTATTATTTTTTCTATTTCAATTGCCGCTAGTTAAACAATACAATAAAAAGTTGCTTCCGTTTTTATTTAAAAGTGATGGTAACCCAAATTTATACGGTTATATTGCTAATAGTGTATTATTTGCATCAATGATTTATGTATTATTAAAGCTTGTTGCTTATTTAGCATAATTCTTTCCAACTTTAATCCATAAAAGAATACTAATTGTGAAACCTACTAAAAATCCAGCAATACATTTATCAGAAGGCTCCTTAAAAAATGGACTAGTTAAATAAGGACCTATGAAAAATGTTAAAATAGAGTAAAATATCATAATAGCTATTGACATTGGCGAACTTAAGTGAGACATTATATATATTTTAAATATATATTATGTTTTTGTTTTTAAATTATTTCTAAATAATACTTTATTTTTGTTTTTATTTTTGTTTTTATTTTTGTTTTTATTTTTGTTTTTATTTTTGTTTTTATTTTTGTTTTTATTTTTGTTTTCTTCTAGTTTTTTTAGCGCCTATTTTTCTGTGTGTTATTTTTCTTGCTCTAAAATATTTTTTGCCAAATGCGTTTCTAGATGAAGTGGACGAGGCACTAGATGGGGCTCGTGATGGTGTTAAATTTAATTCTAAGTCATCTAGTGATAAATGCATAGCTGGTTGTCGGACAAGACTGGTTGGACGCGTCCCTATATTAGGTTGGCGTTGTAGTCTTGGTGGTGCAGATAAGGGAGGAAGACCAGGAGGAGGAAGAGGAATAAGAAGACGAGGAACCGGTCTAGACCTAGACCTAGAATTTGAAGCTAGACCTAGTTCTCTTCTTTCATTTAAATCAAGAGCACTTACTAGATTAGCTATTTCAACAATAGCTGTTGTTGTTTGAAGACTAAGAGTGTCTAAATTGCTAATTAATGAATTTAATCTGTCACTATTAATGTTGATGTTTTTTATAGTCTCTCCACTACTGATTATACTATTAATACTATTAAGGTCATTATTAAAGGATTGTAAATAACTGGTCCTTAATGCCTTAACTCTTTTTATATTAGCAATTATTAGTTTAACGTTAAGCTTAATAGCAGCTATATTTGTATTTGACATATTAGTAATAGCACTAATTTTAGTTAATAAATTGCCTAATTCTTTTTTTATAGCAATTAGTCTTCCTAATTCTGACTCATGTGGTATTGGAGACATATATATTATATATTAGCTTTATATATTAATTATTTTATCTTCCATATTTGCAATACTGTTTTTGAGAGAATCCACGCGGTTTTCTACAATTAATAGATTTCTTATATTTTGCGGTCCATGCTCCGCCTTTTTTGCCTTTTTTGCCATTTTTGCCCCTTTTTTTAGATTTGCGTTGTCTTTTACCTTGTCCTATATTTTGATTTATAGTTAATACACGGTATTCACTAGTCATTGTATCAAGTTCATTTTGTAATTGGTCTTTTTGTTGCGTTAATTCTAGTATGTCCGCATTTAAAGTTCTATACTTTTCGTTTGCTTTAGTTAAGAGTTGTAGCTTAGCCTCTCCTTCTAGTCTTAGTGGTTTAATAATTTCTCGAATAGCACTATTAGTAATACCAAGAATACGAGTTGCCTCACTATGACGACTTCTTATACCTTCTACATCATTAGGATGTGTTCTACTATAATCATTAAAGTCGCGTAATGCCCTAGCATATTCAATTCCACTATTACCTTGCAATTCTTCTTGAGTAATTCGCGTTATTTCTTGAGTGCAATAGCGTAGCCGTTCTCTAGCACTAGTAGCATCGCTATTTGCTGCTAGTGCTCGTTCTCTAAAATAACTTATATCAGCTTCTAATTCAGCTATTATAGTTCTAAATTTTTTTATTTCTTTTGCTAAAGTTCGTCTTTTATAGGCTAAACTTGGTTGATGTGGTCGTGCTGAACTTCTTATTGGTTCAGGGTCTGTAGTTGTTTCTAAGCCGGTTGTCACCAAGCTTGTAGTCGCCAAGCTTGTAGTCGCCAAGCTTAATGGTGCTAATGCTATACTTAATGGTATATTATTAGACATATTATATATATGTTACTATTATAATTAATATTATTTGTGCTATTTTTCTAAGAGTTATATTTTTTGCCCTTTTTTTTAGATTTGCGTTGTTTTTTACCGCGCGCTTGATTTAACAATGTGTCACGAATACGCACTCTTGCAAGTCTACGCTTAAGGTCGCTTACTATCCTCATTAAACTTTGTTGTTGTTGATATAAACTATAATGATGCTCGCTTGCTAGTCTGTATGTTTCGCGTGCTAGTGCTTTTTGTTCTATAATAGGAGCAAGACCTGTATCCATTAGCTCATCAAAAAGAGCACTAACTTGATCAAATCTTGCTTTACGATTATCATAATAATTTGCGTCTGGTGTGTTTTCATCTTCATTATTTACGTGCTCATACCACCATCTCTTAAGTTCCTTATATTCCATTCCTAATTCGGACTGATTAAAATTCGTAAGAAGTGTGTATCTTAAATTATCACGTTCTGTTCTCAACCTTTCATAGCGGTCGCCTTCGTCATCTCTACGTCTTAATGCATGGTCAACTTCAATAGTTAGTGTGGCTAATGCTGCGCGTTGTTGTCTTAAATCGGATTCTAATTCTCTAATAGTATTTCCTAAAATGGTTCTGCGCGTTTCTAACGCCCGTGTTCGTCGTGCTAATGCGCTTGGATTATTGCGTCTTTGAGTTGCCGACCTTAAATGCATTCTGGGGGTTCTAATAGTATTTTGATTAATGCTAGACATATTATATAGTATACTATTATATTAGCATAATATAATATTATAGTAATATTATTATAATAATTTTTACATTAGTCGAGTAAATAATTTATATAAATGATAAATAATAATAAATGCTCCAACAAATCCTAATGCTCTATATGTTTCTTTAGTTAGTTTCTTTTGCAATCCAAAATACGCTAGTGCTATAAATCCAGGTATAAACACTATATAATGAATAATATTTAAAATATTTCTTAAATTAGTAAATTCTAAAGTAGGAAATGGGACAAATAATATTATTGCCAATCCTAATACTCCTAGCGCATAATATATAGGTTTTGGTGACTTAGCTTTAAAATAACCAATATATACTAATAATGCACCAATAACTAATATATGTAGTATATTGACATATTTCATAGGTAATCTTACAATGCCCATTTACTATTTTAATATAGTAAGTATATTATATATTTTATTTTTTATATTATTTTTATTATTTTTATTATTTACTTAGATTTCCAATATAATATTTTGGTAAAACGTTTTCTTTTACAAAACTAGGATGATTAACAGATTTAAAAAGTCGCGTTCCATTTTTGCCGACGGCTTTTAAAATAACGTCTCCTCCTGGGTGTGTTGGAATCCAACTTGTAATATCATAAACCTTATTTTCAATTATTGTCCAAGCGTCATTTTTCTTATTATGTTTTTTGACTTCACCCAATGTAAACGCTTTTTTTTCGCTACCACCTAACGTAGTTTCTTCTACTTTTACTGCTAGCTCTAGCTTATTATTGCCTCGTTTTATTGAACGTTTTAAAGTCTTGGTCTTGGTCTTAGCTAATATTTTCACTAATTTAGCTATACAACTTTCTGACGTCATTAAAGCGCCTTCGCACCATGCCTGATACTTTGAATAATTCTCTCCAATAATAAAAACGCGCGGATAAGGATTTATTAATTTAACACTTAAATAATCAGAGTCTACGTCTTTTTTCCAACACGCCACACCAGCATCCCAAAAATACATTTTGATATATTTACTTAAAGGCACCTTTATATTATAAATGCTAAATAACAAATTTAGCTTTTCATTTAGTTTAACTTTAACGTAATCAAGTCCCTTGTTCACTAATAAGTTATTCCAATAGCGTGCATTAGCGCAATCACTATAGCTACTCATAATTAGTCCATTGTCTGAAGAAACAGGAATTACAAATTGGACATTAGTATTTGTAATTGTTTTTTCAATATTTTTGAACCACACTGAACCGCTGTCTTGTTCTTTATCATAAATCTCGTAAATTCTTAGCAAATTAATTGAGTTTATAGAGTTTAACTCGCTTAGCAAAGGTTTGAAGATTGTCAATTGTGTCAAGCTTTTTTTAGGAATAGCGCATATTACATATTTTGAATATAGGGTGTCTGGACTAGACACTTTTGTATTATAATTTGCAACACTTATTTCAAATAGGTCGCTAACATCATTCTTTTTATAAGTTATATTTTCAACATTAGAGAGATTTTGTAGCCTTATATTATGCGATTTATAAGCCCTTGTTTTTTTAATAGCTTGTAACAGCCGTTCTATTATTTGTTCTAGCCCCCCGTTAAGTGTAAAAAATTCAGAGCTCTTATTATAATCATATTTAAAATACTCAATAGCATCATAAGCATTTAATTCATTTAAATCGGAAGAATATTCGAACACGTCTTCGACTTTTCGAGAAAATGATGCAGACACATATTTTGTAAGAAACTCATACAAATAATAGCTTTGTTTTGTCGTCTTGCCTAATTTGGAAACTAGGGGGCTAAAGAAAAATTTGGTTAATTTGTCCATAATGTAGTCTTTTGCTGATGTTTTGTTGCTTACTTTATTATTTGCTGCTACTTCTATATATGTTTTAGTATTTGGAATAGGGATTAGCTTTGGTTTTAGTCCTAGTTCATTTATTAAACTAGTTATGAGTTTATGATGATATCCTAAGCGTCCTGCGCCTAAATCCATAACATATTCTTGCTTGTCTATTGTTTCTTTATACGAATATATTCGGCCGCCATAACGCTGACCTGATTCTAATAATAGAATTTTTAAATGTGCATATTTGCTTGACAATTTATATAAGGTGTAAAGACCTGATATGCCTCCGCCTATTATTACTAAATCATAAATGTTTGTAGCATTATGATTTGTTTTATTTGTTTTATTTTTCTGTGTATTAGTCATTAGACTATATTATATTATTATTAACTTATAGCAAGATAATAATAATAATGCTGTAAATCTCTCAACTTCTTATTTATAATTTGCTAATTTGCTAATTTGCTAATTAATTAGACAAATGTGATAGTATATTCATTGAATTAGTAACACGTTGGCGCGCTTGTCTTAATTCATCACCAATACGTTCTTGATTTCTAACTAATCTATTATAGGTTGCTGAAGGTATACCTGTTAGTCTTAAACTTCTATTAGATTGTTCGTAGTTGCGTAGGTCTTGTGTTGCATCATTATATGCTTGTGTTGCATTACGTCGTTCTTGTAATGCTTGGTTTCTAGCAACTAGCGCCTCTTCATAAGTAATATTTGGAACCGCTAAATGTGCATACACATTGTTGGGTATAACTGTTCTACATAATGGACAACTAGCGTGTCCAGAACGCATACTACTTTCTAAACATCCAGTATGAAATCTGTGCGTGCATCCTAATTTTGTAATAGCTTCATTTTTTGCCATAGGTTCATGACATATTGAGCATTCATTTGTTTTTTCTAAATTTGCATAAATTTGTTCAATTGAGTGGGCGTGTCTTCTTCTTGTTTGCTTACCTCGTACCCGTTTTTGAAGCTTTTTAGCTGCAGAACTTCTTCTTTTTCTGCGACTTGAAGAACTTCGACTTCTTGAAGGCATATAATATAATAATATATTTTTATATTGTTATATTATATTATATTATATTATATTAGTGTAATCGTTGTGATTCAGGTAGTGCATTATACATAGCTTCTGCTCGTTCATTTGCTAGTCGATAACGTTCGCGCGCTGCCCTTAAATTGAGTTCTTCTATTTGTAAATCTCTAATGCTAATTCTTCGTCGTTGTGTTGCTGTCCTTGTAGTTGCTCTTGTTGTCCTCGCTAATATAGTTGCTATTCTTTGTTCTATAACTTTCACAGCCTCATTCGCTGCTATACTCTCTTGTAGTGCATTTATTACACTATCTACATTATTATTTTGTGTTTGTCTATTATTTATTGTTCTGGCATTATATAAGTTTCTTAGGATTTGTAGTGGTCTAAATATTAAGTTTCTAAACGTTCGTCTAGCTCTAGTTCTAGTTCTAGTTCTAGTTTGTAGTGAAACATTAGTTATAACTCTTCTACAGTTAGGGCATTTATTATTATAAATCAAAGCCTGTTTTATACACTTAGTATGAAATATATGTCCGCACGGTAAAGCAATTGTAATATTTTTTTTCATAGGCTCAAAACATATTGAGCATTCATTGTCGTTAGCTTTTATAGTTTCTTTTAGTAATTTTACTGCTCTTCGACTTCTAGAACCTCGAAAACCTGATTGAATTTTTTGTGTTGCTGCTAATTTCTTAGTTCTATTAGCTCGAAAACTTGATTGAATTTTTTTTGATGCATTAACTTGAATAATAGATGATGACATACTATTATATAAGGTTATTATAATAATTTTTTTATAAAAAAGTTATTAAGGCGAATCACTAAGCATTTGCGAACCACTAAGCATTTGCGCGCCAATATGGTTTGAAATCCGTAATGCATTTTGCGCATTGCGTCTTGCGTGTGTTAATAATTGTGCAATTCTATTAGTAATATAAAAAAGGTGTTGGTATAATATTTCATCGTTTGTGGTTGGCCTTGTGCTAAAGCTTACATAGTTAGCGCTTATATAACTTACTTCATCGTGAAGACTTATTAAAGTAGTCTCGGTATCATTTGCAGTTACTTCATTAATTATTGCATGTTCATAAGTTATATCTGGAATTTCTGATGCATCAGGTAATAGTTGGCTTTGTAGTGCCATACTTTGTTCTATAGTGTCTAGTTCGCGTGCGCGTTCTATATAGTGTCCTATTAGTTCAATTGGTTCTATATCTAATACATAATCTAATTCATGTATTAGTGGTTGTATTTCGAATAGTGGTATTATTTGTCGTTCTTGTTCTTCTATAGAAGGATATGATATATTAGTTACAACTGCCCTACACTTTGGACAAGTTCCACCAGTGCTAGTCAATGAACGCTTTATACAGTTTTTATGAAATCTATGTCCACAAGGTAATGCAATACGAACATCTTTAGTCATAGGTTCAAAACATATTGGACAATCATGAACTGTTGTACTAGTATTTTTTTCTCTATTTATTACTTTTCTAGTTTGTTTTCCTCGAACTTTTGACTGAATTTTACGACTTGCTTTTGACCTTTGCCTTTTTTTACTTCTAAACCGTTTTTGAATTTTTTTAGCTGCAAAACTTCTTAATCGCGATGACCGACGTCTTTGCGTTTGTGAAGGCATACTATATATATTATATATAATATATATAATATATATGACTATAAAAATAATATTATTATATTATACGTCTTATTAATATGGGAGCCAAGCATCATGTAATCCTTTAAGTATTTTTATCCAATTCCCTAGCTCTACCAGCTTTATATCTATAGCATTAGTCATAAACCTCTGATAGTTTTCTATTTCATACAGCTTAAACATTGGTTCGTAAAGTTCCATAAAATGGGTTATATGACTAGTGATTAACTCCTTTCTGGCTTGTAAAGCTTGCATATATTTAGCACGCGCAGGCACAGCCCGTGGATCATTAGGGTATCTGGGCAAAAAACGACCTCTAAATTTAATAGTTCTATCTGCTTTCCATAGGCTCATATAAAATATAGCCTCGCTAGTATCATTAGGCCATATATTAGAACTATTAGAAAAGGCTCGCATACCTTCTGTATATTTCTGTCTGTCACTAGCATTTAAAACCATCGGGTCAAATTGGGGGTCATATATTCCATCATGTTCATAACGTGTAAAATGAGAAGGGTCAAGTGACATAATAAAAGCATCCCGATAGTTATAATATCTTGGAGGCGCACCTTCTGCTCGGTCCATGGGGATTTCACTCTCTTTAAGAAGAAGATGTGAAACTATATGTGATACAACTGATGGATTTCCAGGGTCAACAAATTCTCGACCATATGTTCTTGAATGAACATCATTTAACATAGTTTTAAGTAAAAAAGAGATTTCGTCTTTTTTCCCTTTTGCATATCTTCTTGATTTATATTTTTTAACTAAATTTCTCTTTTTTCTAACTTTTCTTGTTTTTGCCATATATTACTATACTATGACTATAATATAATAATATACAATAATAATATACTATAATAATATACTATTATAAAATAATATAAGGCTATAAAAATATTACCTAAGGTCCGGCTCTTCCTCATCACCCCCAATTTCCTCTACAATTTCCGTAGCATTGTTCCTAAGCACTTGCGCGCGATTTAATAAATCAAGCGTTATATAATACATATTAGTAACATCTTGGTCAAGTGTTCCATTTGTTCTAACATTTCTATAGTTTTGATAATTTTCAGAAGCTTCATAAAATAGCCTTCGTATTTCAGCTACAATTTGGCGTGCGTTATCTTGAATAGCTAATGCTGGAGTTAATGTTATATTTGGCATTTCTCTCGGGTCGGGTAGTTGTGCTAGTCGTTGTTCTAGCATTTCAATTTGTTGCATACGTTGTAATATATATTGTCTTCGTTGTGTAGGGTCTAATATTGCTGCTGGTGCTTGTGGTGCTTGTGGTTGTTGTTGCGAAAGCGGAACATTACCAAATGTTCGATTTGCTCTTCCTTCTGGTACATATGGTATATTAGTTACAACCGCCCTACAATTTGGACAAGTTCCATTAGTGCTAGCCAATGAACGCCTTATACAGTTTTTATGAAATCTATGTCCACAAGGTAATGCAATACGAACATCTTTAGTCAAAGGTTCAAAACATATTGAACAATCATGAACTGTTGTACTAGTATTTTTTTCTCTATTTATTACTTTTCTAGTTTGTTTTCCTCGAACTTTTGATTGAATTTTACGACTTGCTTTTGACCTTTGTCTTTTTCTACTTCTAAACTGTTTTTGAATTTTTCTAGCAGCAGAACTTCTTAATCGCGATGACCTACGTGTTTGCGAAGGCATATATTATATAATAATATATTATTTTATTTTATGCTATATTATATTATTTTATGCTATAACATATTATTTTATAACATAGCATAAAAGTATTTTATAAAGAAATTATAACTAATTTATGTCTTAATTACCCTCTTCTATGTATTGGTGGTGTGAGTCTCGTGTATGCTCGCATCCATGTGGTCCATTGTCTATTTGTTAGCTCCTCTTTTTCTTCTTCGTCGCTTGGCAAGTTATTAATTATTAAACTTGACTCATCCAAAAACTCAGTTAGCTGTTCTTTTGTTGTCGCACTATACATACTCGCTATTAACTCATTAGCACGATTAATAGCGTCATTAGTTTTTTTGCTTCGTTTAGCTCTACGTGCTTGTAATTGTTTAGCTCTAAGTTCTTCTAATCTTGGATACGCTTTAAACCGTGCTTGAATCCGTTTTGTTGCGAGCTCTCCTCGTTTGTTATATGGTAAGCTATGAATTAGTACATCTGATTCATCCAACAATACTTGTGCCTCCTGTATTGTAGCAGCATTAAGTATTCCTGCTATTAATGTATTAACACAATCAATAACAACATCAGTGTTAGCAATATTAATATTAAAACTAATAGGCATTGAAAGACGTGTTTTTAGGTCATGCGGTTGCTCTGGGACTATAGATGTTCTACAAATTGGACAAATTGGATTGAGGTTGTTTTCTTTAAGACATTTTCTATGAAATATATGACAGCAACGGAGTGTTTGTGTAAGTTTTGGTTGCAACATAGTACCTAAACATATAGGACACTGAAGATTTGGATTTGCTGACGCTCTTGCTCTTCTAAATTTTTTTTGAATTCTTCTTGTAGCAAGTCTTTTAGAGTTTAGTTTTGATAAATCTGCTAGCGTTTGTTCTCTTTTTCTTTTACTTTTTCTGAACGTTCTTTGAATATGTGTAATGGCTTTTGTTGTTGGACTTAAAGAAACACGTCTTGGACTTAAAGACGCTAGTCTTGGACTTACAGACGCACGTCTTGGACTTAAAGACGCTAGTCTTGGACTTAAAGACGCTAGTCTTGGACTTAAAGACTCTGCTATTGGACTTAAAGAAACGCGTCTTGAACTTACAGACTCTGGTATTGAAGTTAAAGACGCTGCTGTTGAATCAAAAGGTGGTAACTCTGCAGGTTCAGGCGCTATTCTAGATCTAGACCTTCTTGTTAATCTACTTCTAATACTTCTTCTTAATTTTGCTGTTTCATTTTTTAAACTTCTTATAAGGTCCATATGTATAATAATTATATTATTTTTTATAATGCTATAATATAATTAATAATAGACTATGAATTCTAGTAAAAATAAAACTAAAACTAATACTAATACTAAAACTAAAACTAAAAATAAAAATGTTTCACAATTATTTAAGTTAATTAGTGAAAAAAAAATATTTTTAGCATTAATTTTTTCAAATTTACTACTTCAGCACTACATTAGTTATTATGTAAGTGCTAATATTAATTTAGACACGCCTAAAGAAGAAGAGGAAAATCCTAATAAATATAACACTATTATTATTGTTAGTGCTTATATATTAACTACAATATTTATTTTACTTTTAATTTTTGTTCCTATGTCTATAGTGGTAAAATTTATAATATTTTCTCTCTTTTCAGTTGCATTTGGAATAGTATATGCCTCTCTAAAACACAAATTTGACCCTGGTTTTGTGCACGGGTCAGCTGTAGGAACAGTAATGCTTTTCGTTTTTATGATATTATTTGGGCTAGCACTAATAATGAGTGGCATTCAATATACCAACAAAGTGGCTTTCGGTATATTTTATGCATTAGTGTTGTTAATAATAGTAGGTGTTATACAATATTTTATGTATAATTATTTAGTTATTACAAAATTAGTGCTAGTTGTTTTAGCTGCCTTATTTGCATTATATATTGTAC